CTTGAGACTTCCCCCAACGTTCGAGATTTTGGTGGTATCACCAATCCACAACGAGTTGTCGCTCACATACATATCGCGAATTTTGAATTCAGGAGATCCGATATCGTAGGCATCGTTTGTGTCTGGAATGATGTCGCCCCCGATTGTGGTCTGGCCAGAGATCGTGGTCTGTCCAGAGACGGAGAGAGTCCCTTCTACGTTTATGCTGGTTGTTTCGGTTGCTCCAAACTTTGCAGAGCCACCTACAGACAGGGTACTATCGGCGACGATTGCGCCTTCCAATTTGGACGCACCAGAGACTGAAAGTGCCCCGTCCAGTGTGATTTTGTCTGTATCGACTTCCTTCAAGTGAAGTACACCTGATGGCATTTTTTATTTATGTATCACAAAAGTTTCACGAAAGTCAAATTTAAATATTAAATAGTGGTAATTATACATGACTGTGACTATTAGCCAACTGGTCGCGGACCCCATTTGATAACGAATCTCGTGAGGAAAATATGTGCGAACGTATCAAATATATGCAAAAATAAATTCATTAAATTAATATAATATTTAAAAATGGACATTGAAATGAGGAAGTTCTGTTTTCTTTTTGGTTGTGTTCCTGTGAGATTTATTATGGCCCTGAGCTTGCTCGCAATGCCGCCTGAACTGGTAACGTTGACAGCTTCTGCTCTAGCGGCGATAGGCGTATCTTTTGCCTTACTTTACATGTTCAAACTTCGATTGAATGCACCGGAAGGTGGTGGGCAAACGTGGTGGAACTACTTAAGACCTTTACATGGCGTGTTGTATTTGTTCGCGGCGCATTTACTGGTCATCGGGAACAGACGATACGCTTCCATGGTTTTGATAATTGACGTTATTGTTGGAATGGTGGCCTGGAGAAATAATTCTTTCATGTTCCGCAATTAAATCACGTCTCAAATGTTAAAGTAAAAAACTTATTGACCGTCGATGAGCACAATCAATACGCACTTTCCGCTTGACAAGCTTTGCACCACGCGCACATCCCGTCCTTTCCCGCTTTATCAGTGCTGAATTCGCTGAGGAGTTTCAATTCGAGACATTTGACACAACGCTTCATTCATTATTAAAACATTTTTTTTATCTCAGAGCAATTGATCACTTCGAACAATCTTCCGTCGTTCTGCATTTCGAGCACTTGTTCAGAACTCAATTTTGATGATTCAATGTTGTCGAAAAAATGAATGTTTTTTTGTTTTTTTTGCATCTTCACACCCCACAGCGGTGTCGCAATGGGGAGGAGCACATATGCGTCGCACCTTTTAGGGTACCACCGCTTAATTGGAATAAGTATTTTCAAAATTCCGGGCGGAATGGGTGATTTTGTAATCGGTCGGTCGCAAATTCATAATTCATGAATAACGGAAAAATTAACGTTTATTTAACTTTTGTTTTTCTTTGCATCTTCATATCCCCGCAGCGGCGTCGGCGTCGGCGTCGGCGTCGGCGTCGCAATGAGGAGGAGCGCAAGCGCGCGGCAGAAGCGCACCGCTTAATTTGAATAAGCCAACCCGCCCATGCCGGACATAATGCGGAGCACGTTGTAGTTGCAGGCGAAAACCTTGACGGTGTTGTTGGTGTTGACGCCCTTGAGGTTGAGGGTCGCGTTGTCGATGCGGCTCATGTTGCAGCTGCCAGAAGGCTGATGCTCTTCGGGGCGAAGCGCGAAGGAGTACACGTTGATCGCGCTGGAGGGAACACGCTCGTGGTGTTGGTAAGGCTGAACGAGTTGGTAGTAGGAAGCCTTGCGGGAGGAGGTCCTGTCGTGGCCGTTGAGTTGGAGATGGGCTTCGTCGAAAGAAGTGGTGTAATCACCAACACCGGAGCCATCGGCTTGCTCAACCCAAACGAGCTCCTTGACGGGGTGGTTGAAGTTAAGCTTGACCTTGCTTTGGGCCTTTTCCTCACCCGTGAATTGAAGCTGCTCAATGAGGTACTCGTGGGTGACCTGGGCGAAGCGGCGACGCTCATCGGTGTCGAGGTAGATGTAGTCGACGTAGAGGGTGGCGGAGTTGAAAGGCTTGGCAGTGCCGGTAACGCACGCGGCGGCGCTCGCGAATTCGACAACCAGCTTGACCTCGTGGTACTGGAGCGCGATGAGGGGAAGCGCGAGGCCGGGGTTGCGGCAGAACCAGAATTGAAGAGGAACGTAAAGGGTGCGCGCGGCGCCATCGTTGTCGGAGGCGTCATCGGGGGCGACACCGTTAATCATTTCGCTGTAACCGTTCCAGTGGCCAGCGGTTTGGGAGAGCTCGTTCCAGATGTGGAGCCACTCGCCGTAGTGCTTGTCAATGCGTTGGCCACCGACCTCGCATTCGACGGAGGCGATGAGCTTGTGACCGAGGGATTCGGCGTAAGCGGCGTCGCCGTCGAGGGCGGGGAGGTCTACTTGGACGTAGACACGGTGGATAAGATCACCGTTACGGGAAACTGTGCAAGAAACCTTCTTGCCGAAGTCAGCAGATCCGTTGAATTGCTGATCGATAGCTTCCATGGAAAAGTTGGTGTGCCTGCGGTACACCACCTTCCAGAAAGTAATTTGAGGGTTGCCGGACAGATAAATGTCCTGCGCTCCGTAGGCCACGAGTTGCATGAGACCGCCTCCCATGGTGTTTGTTTTCTTTATAGTGAGAAAAAAATTTTTAAAAAGAAACGATTTTAATTTTTGAGATAAACGCAAAAAATATTATTAATATATACGTTTTTTTGCATTACGAGTAGGAATTTGATTGATCAATTTGTAGTTTGAATTTTATTAGAAAGCGCGAGGGCGATTACTATTTGCAGACTGACGAACTTGTTTACTTGTTCTTGGGTGATTGATATGAATTTGTGCAGAATTGAAGTGACGAAATATGAAAGTGCTAAGATTTCGAAAAAGTTTTTATTAAACGTGGCTAAGTATTTTTGCTTAAAGAGGGAGAAATCGTTTGAGGTGAAATGTATGTATCCCGCCAGAGGAACGGAGTATAATGCTAAGTACAGCGAAGTCTTCATAAACGGTCGCATAACTGCGGGATTAAGGATTGTAGTAAAAGTATGGCTGATAGTGGATGTTATGTGCGATAAGTTTTTTGCAGCGTTTCTTCCGCTTTGACTTTTTCGCTGGTGTTTTTTGATTGCCCCATGTATAAGCGCTATTACTATGAATCCGAATACGAAAATGGAAACGAGAGCGGAAGTTTTAAGTACCTTTTCCATGGTGGCACCGGTGATCATAAAGAAAGCGATGGCGAAGAATAGAATGAATGGCATAAATATGTATACGATCTTTACGTTGAAATTCAAGAAGAAGTTTAAACAGGAAGTAACGAATCGGTCCAATCCGGTAGAAGCATTTTTGGTGTCCAAGGTGGGTCGGTTGACTTTGAAGATTGATAAAATAGTGACGAACATAATGAAAGCGGATATGATTCCTTGTTCGGTTAATTGTACTCTATTATTTTGATAAATAAACATCATGATCATATTAATTACGAATACAAATGCCAAATAGAAGGGTGAAAACTTGCCTGCCGAGTCGAATAGGATTGGTTTTTCGAAGATACTTGTAAGGAATCCAATGAATAAACTAAATGGGATGATCCGAATAGCGTTTTGAAAAGAGCCTTGAATAGCTTCTGATATAACATTGACGATGAATGTTTTATCGAAATTGAAAGTTGTATGTGCGACCTCTACTGACCATTTTGCGATCAAAAGGGTGACCATTGAATACAGCACTACATACAAACTGACGAGCGGGTACATAACGAAGGTTTCATTAGAATCTGGACTTTTGTTCAAGGATTCCCGGTAGTATTTGAAGGATTGGTACGTCAAAATATTAGAGACGATCGTTGTGAAAACAACAGTCGATATAATAATTTCTTTGGACATGTTGCAGAATTAATATTTATGCAGAAAAATTTCTCATAATAACTTAAATATATAATGAATACGTCTTTGACTAAATTTGGATACGTTGCAAGTTCACTCCTTGTGGTTTACATAACCTTCTTCCTAATTACACCCTGGGTATTTAAAGATTTGACCGAATATCGTAAAAAATCCTCTACGAAAACTTTTTCAGATAAAATGTCAATCGATCTCGTAAAAGGAGTATGCGAATTCGGGAATTCAAATAAGCTTAATACTAGCAACAAATTCAAATCAAATTTCATCGATCTGCCCACCGCAATCAACAGGACGGGTGGTATAGAATTTTCTTATTCGTTCTGGGTCAAACTCGGAAATCTGAAAAGAGATAACGTGATTTTCGTTAAAGGAACAAACCCAACAACCGGTGGGTTGACCCACAAGTTCTCCAAAATAACTGACGAAACTGGCGACGAATCCAGTGCCAACAAACACCTCGTCCGTTGCCCCATGGTAAAAATGTCAAATGAACACATGACTGTCTCGTTCAATACCTCCAGGAAAGTAGATAACGAAGTAAAATTCGAAATCGATAAAAACAAATTAATGCTTTCGTCAGAAGATAACCCCAGGTGGTTCATGTTATCCGTATGCTTCAGAGAAGGTGACTTCACCACAGACTACGGATTGAAAACGAAAGGCGTCATTCTCAACATGTACCTCAATGAACAACACGTCAAGACCCATTTCGTCGAGAACGATTCATTGAGATTAAACACTGGTGATATTTACGTTTTCCCCGACCCCGAATCAGCCACCGAATCAACCAGCAAAGCAGGGAACTTCATTTACCACAACTTCGCTCTTGGACATGAAGACGTGCAAAGATTGTGGGCATCTGGATTGGATACCTCTGGTTGCGCCGTAGCGGCGAAAGCTGAAGAATCAGACGTCAGCAAAAATATTCAGGTCAGTGAACTTGGAAAAAGTGGGGCCCAATTCGTGATGTGATCAAATTTCAAATCTCGAATGGAATCGAAGAACCATTCACCCGCATGAATTGTTCGAGTGTCTGTCGCTCTGTAGCGTCTCCGTTGATTACTTCAACATCCATTCCATTTTCCTTCATTTCTACTATTGTCTTCTCATACAATTCGTGCAACTTGGCCAGATAAGACAGTGTTACGTTCTCTTCACATTCCCTACTTCTTTTCTTCAATCTATCATAACACCGTTCAGGGGAAAGTCTGATATACACGAATTTATCAGGCATTTTATGTTGTCTCGAAAATTCGCCAATGAGGTCGAATTCTTCTTTGATCAAATGTCCCTCTCTGTATGAATTCTCTGCGAATATTTTATACGCTTCGAATGCCGATCTCTCCATAATCTTATCGGTACATTTGGTTTTTGAAAAACTGTCCAAAATTTCAATTTGCAGTGCGAAACACCAACGCGAGGGAGATTCGTAAAAACGAGGCAGGAATTTCCAATCTGACACAGGCTCTTGAAAGACATCAAAACCTAACCGTCTCAGGTTTTTTAGCAACGTGCTCTTGCCGCAAGCTATGTTTCCAAACACTGAAATATTCTTCATTATATTTTAGAGGCGTCTTATTTTTAAGTGCTTTGACGGTCGTCGTCAAATACCAAAAAAGTATGTGGGCACATATTCATTCCACAGGCACACATGCTCCCACCGAGAATCGAACTCGGATCCTCTGCTTGGAAGGCAGATATCGTGACCATTTGACCATGAGAGCCAACGCGGTGAAAATGTTTCCCTTCACACACATTTTTGAACTGTATCACATCGGACAAAAAATCAATTACTGCTTTCGTCCCGGGATTTATGGTCAGACAATGACGACATATGTAAGAATCCGCATCCCGTGGCAATTCCCGCACCGACGATACCACCGAGTGATATTACGGAAAGCGTGACGCACACGTACGAGTTCATCAGATGAGTCATTACGATTACTTCAAGATTTAATTCTTAAATAGTTTTTCATTTTCGTCAGGGTTTAGGGTTAGTTTTTTTCAGATATCCGTTGATTTACACAATCAATTTCGATAATCGATTTTTAGATTTTGACCGTAGGAGAAAGCCGTGGTACTCTACCCTCGTCGCATCGCGCGCTTCCCACTTCTCCCCGCACGTTGAAGATGTCGGCTAAACGACAACAACATCTGAACGACAAGCTTGAAGACTCGCTTGCCGCATGCGCCACGAAGCACCCTTCAATCGCCAACGCTCTCGAATGCCTATGGAGGAGCGTGGAGCACCATGTGGAATATACGTGTGCAAGGATGCTCGGACCAACGACCGAGGACAATGACGACGAACCTAGGAGATCGGTGGACATGCCACGAAAGTCGCCCGTTTACAAAACCCTGCAGACACCTGTTGCTGTTAGCCCGACAGATGGTACCCCTAGGAAACGCGGAAGACCGCGTAAGGACGCTACCCCGGCCGAGGGCAAAACCCCGAAGACACCCGTTGCTGTTAGCCCGACAGATGGCACCCCTAGGAAACGCGGAAGACCTCGTAAGGACGCTACCCCGGCCGAGGACAATGATGACGAACCTGCCGCGAAGAGACCCAGAGGAAGGCCTCCGAAGTCACCCGTTGACAAGATCAAGAACAGGCTCGTGTCACCGAAGTCACCAGGTGACAAAACCCCGAAGAAGACCGTTGTGGCAAGCCCCACGACGCAGAGTCCCCGAAGGGGACGCGGAAGACCGCGTAAGGACGCTACCCCGACCAAGGACAGTGACGACGAACCTACCGCGAAGCCTAAGAGACCGGTGGGCAAGCCCACCAAGACCAAGACTTCCGCTGCTGTCGGCAAGAAGAAAAACAGCAAGTCTCAAGGTGATCTGGAAGTCGATAAGGCGGTGTCAAAGACAGCTATGCAATACGCAGCATTTCGCAAAATGATGGGAATTTGAATTGATGTATAAATTGTACATATTGATTGTCTCAATCGTGGGACCCATAAAATATTGTAAGTAAGTATCTCTCTCCGCCTGTCAGATGGGTAACCCCGTGAAGACATTCCGAATCGAAGCGTATAACGTCGCCCTCTTCGAAAGGCACTATTGGGAGTTTTCCGCCAAGCGAGGATATGTAACGATCTCTTCCTTCTGAATCCATTTCGTAAAATTTGGGTGCAATTGATTTAGTGGTCGCCTTGTCAAATATGAAAAACTCACAACCTGTGAAATTGTCAGTACTCGACAGCAAAACACTTATGGTGTATTTCGCGCTATCACTGTGAGCTTTCAAACGTGTCCGTTCTGACATGGTGTATCGTTTCACAAACATGAAATCATTCGAACCGGCATCCTCCTTGTATGCGCGATAAATGCGTTTACACAGGTTCCACAATTTTTTATTTAATATCTCGCCGTCAACATAAATATCAATCTGAAACAACGGTTCATTATCAACAGGCTCCGCGTCAGTGTCGAATTCCATATTCCGTGCCAGATTCACGATCCTCTCACAGTGATCACTGTCAATTCCTTTCTTGTGTATGAATGATGACTTATCTCCATTCAATGGTGATGTTTCACGATTATTCACATCGAAACCTTCACATTTAGTTTTGAAGAGATACACCAACGCGGCAAGGATAATACTAATATTCACAAATATCGCTAAAGTTTTAATTTCGACTTTCATTTGATATATAATTATTATATATAGAATATATATAATATAGATGCCGTGCCCGATTTGCATTACAACTTCGCTCGTTAATGCTCTTGGACTTACCGGGGCGATGGTCGGATTAAAAAAAATGCGACACAAACAACAAAACAAGAATGTCAACAAGAATGTCAACAAGAATGTCAACAAGAATGTCAACAACAAACAAAAGTAGCTAAGATTTATATTGTTTTTGAATATCAAATCAATCCTTGATTTTGATGTTGTCGTCTGGTTTGATGTCAAGTGTTGTCCAAATGTCTACACAATTCTTGTCGGCCTCGTAACCGGGATCAGACGGCGAATTTCCTTGGAGGCTTCGGCACATTTGCAGACGGTTTCCCTGCGCCCTAAGAGCGACGTCGTCATTAAGGCGAATGAAGTTGTCACTTTTATTGTTTTTCGTGTGATTGTTTACAGTTGATAAATTTATCTGAGGCTTTATCCGGGACTCCATCATATTCCATTGTTTGGACTGTTCCTCGATACTTGCAACTCTTGCCTTAGTGGTTTTCACTTGATTTTCACTCTCTGTCACTCTCTCGGTGTCAAATTCTTTTAAACTTTTGATCTTGTCATCGGATACTATGGCATCGAGTCTACTTCTATCTTCATCACTTAGATGCACGACATTTGTTCCTTCAACTGACTTTTTAGCATAAACGTCGTCAACCTCAGTTTTGAGAGCGTACGGAGTGAAATCGATTTCCGGCAAGGGGACATTCTTCGCTATCCCATTGTTGTAATGCAACACGACGTCATTTCCCTCTATAGTCACGTTTTGAACTGAAACAGGAATGTCCGGCAACTTGACCCTCGCGGGAGGGATCGTGGTGTCTGAATACGTCAAGATGAGCTCATTAGTATCGGGATCTACTTCAACATTTGACAATGATTTACGCAAGTTGGAACTGTCCAAAGCATTTTTAACTGCCCCTTGCAACTCGTACCTTCTATCCAATGCCTCCGCGAGGGGGGTTCCATTGAATTTGATGTTATTCATAGTATCCGATTTCAAATTTATTTTCTCCACGTTGAGGTTATCAGAGGTAATCTGTTTAAACTTGGCGTCATCTGGCATGTATTTGGGATAGTTGTTTACCATATCCTTTCGTATCGTTTGCTGCACATCTTCGGGCTTGTTTTTCATGTAGAACATAGCGTTTTGTCTTGCCCCACTTTCTGCTCTGTAGTTCGTTATGCTTTGCTTGATCGATTCGATTTCTGTTTTCACGTTGATCTTATCGAATGGATTCCCTACATACAGGAATGGGGTCATGATTGACTTTGCCTCAAGACCTGCGGGATTTTCCTTTACCGCCTTTCGCACCTTCTGCGCAAGCCCGCCTTCACTTGAAGTTTGCGAGGATTCTATCTTATTGTCAATGAAACGAGACAATGTTTCGTCTTTCGAGTTTTTCAAGTTATCGAATGTATTTACCTTTAACTTAGTATTATTGAAATTGACACCATTCCCATTCAAATTTACATTATTTTCATACTTCTTCCAATTTATATCAGTATCATTTGCATTCATGATTGTATTTTGAAGGTCGAATTGACCTCTTTTCATGCTGAACTTACCGTCTTTCATTTCAAGATTTGTATCTGGTTTGAAGCTGACAGATTTGTTTGGTGATATTTTGTCGTCCGACTTGAAATCCCTGCTGTAAATCGGCACAGTAACCGGTTTAGGTCCAGAATGACTTGTCAGACCATTCTTTCTGAGATCATTCATCAGTGAACTAAATTTAACTCCCTGCACCATGAGGTCCTTGTCAATTGTGACGTTTTCGGCATTCATAGCATTTATATCGATATCAGAACCTTTTAATTTAGAAGAAACGTTTTCTGAATCCATCAATTCATTAAATGACTTGTTATAAGGTTCCTTTTCATTCGTGACTTTCATACCGAGTGCAATCTTGTTTTCATCGACCTTTGCCAACAAATCCGTATTCTTCGCCTTTACCTGCTCCAGTATTTCAATTTTAGTCTTCGCAGAATTCGCGTTGATCGTTTCTGCATTTTTGACAATGCGTTCGTGTAAATCATTCAAGGTGATATCACCGTCAAGTCCACCGGTTATGCCTTTCAGCATTTCTTTGAGTTCTTTGTTATTTTCTTCTATCGTATCAACGTTGGTAGTAATTCTCTTACCCAGCCTCTGTATTTCATCGTCCTGATTTTTAACATCTCTGTAAATGTCAGTCGAGGGCATGGCCTTGTTGATCTGTTGCGGAATTTCAGATTTTTTCAAGTAATTCTTCGATATGGAAGTGATCTTCATGTCGTTCGCGTCGAGACGCTTCGAATTTGCCTGAATCTTATTCTTATTCTGGCTTGTACTCGCAATTAAGCTATTCATGTTATTGTAATCTGGTTTATCGTCAAAGTATACTCTATTTAAAGTATTTTCCAATTGGTCTGTTTTCAGATAATCATTTTTAAACATGTTATCCATGTTCTTGATTGTGGAACGAATGTTTTTATCCTGCCTCTTGTAATCCGACTCTACGGCAATCAGTTTTTTATTAGTTAGCTCTCGAATGTTGTTCAACACCGCGGCGGCCTTATCGTCCATCTGGACAGAGTCGCTCACAAAAGCACCGAATTTAGTATCTATGAAATCAACTGTTTGTTTATTGAGATCTGTGGCATAATCAACGTTACTTTGTAATCCACTAGTAGCTTCGCTCCTGAATGCATTGAAATCACTGTTCAACTGGGAATGCATATCAGATAAATTACTATGATTGAACTTAATTTCGTTTATCGCAATGTCATTCTGAATTCGATAATCCGACAAATTCGTAGTTATATCGTCAACCCTTCTATTTATTAAATTGTGATTTGTTTTCATCCTGTCCGTTAAACCTACGACATTCGCATTTGTTATATTCTTGAATCCTCTAAACCTGGCGTCTATATTTTCATTCATACTTTTCGTGTCTTTCACAGTTTTCTTGACTTCTTTTTTGATATCTTTATGCTGACTTAAAATATTAACGTCATTTTCATTTACTTTGTTAATAAGCTGCATAATTTGATGTTTGGTCAGTTCATTGTTTTGAATCATTTGCTGTTGCAATTTGTCAGAACGATGTTGCACGTGTTTGATTCCCGAATTGTTATTTGCAGCCCACAGCGTTGTAGAAGATACCAATGCCAATGTAAAAATGGTCACTATTACTGGTACAATGCTGTACATGGATAATTAATATACTACAATATAATTTTTTTATCGTGTTAATGTAGATATAAATGAAGAACGTTCAAAACTTATTCAAAGCCGTGATTCGAATCAATTCATATAACGAAGAATTTGATTTCACGAATCCTATGAACACCGGTAATTCTACAAGATCGAGTGGTTCTGGTTTTTTTATCAATAAACATGGACACATTTTGACTTGCGCACATTGTGTGGAACACGCCAAAAAAGTAACGTGTAATATCCCATCTGAGGGTCAAACCGAATTCAAGGTCGAAATTCTTGGAATATGCCCCTACTTCGACGTTGCCATGCTTAAAATAAAGGATTACAAAGTAAAGCACGTTTTGAAGCTCGCAAACAAATCTACCAGGGTTGAACCCGGAACTGAAACTTATGCAATAGGATTTCCTTTAGGAACCGAAACATTGAAAATAACTAAAGGAATCTTATCAGGCATACAGGATAATTTCTATCAAACCGACACGCCTATTAATCCCGGTAACAGCGGTGGCCCTCTTATCATCGGCGATCGCGTCGTTGGAATCAATGCAGCGGGCATCGTACTTGCCGACAATATAGGATATGCCGTTCCAACATACAGAGTCGATTTAATCAAAAATGAACTCGAGAAAAAAAACAATCTGATACATTATCCCTCCCTTCTACTAGAATACCAAAAGTCTAACTCCAAGTTCAAAAGTTGTTTGAAACATGAATGTGATGGAGGGGTTATCGTAAACAGTATTCCTGAAGCGTCCGTATTCCAGCACTGCAAATTGAAAGAAGGTGACGTTCTTTGTACTATCAACGGAATCAAAATAGACACCTTTGGACATATGGAAACCCTCTGGTTAAATCAGAAAATGAACATTAAGAACTTTGTTTCAAACCTCAAGCTCGACTCACCTGTCACTGTTGAGTTTTTTCGAGAAGGGAAAAAACGAAAAAGTACATTCAAATTTAAGGAAATCAAGGCGCCTATACGACAAATTTTCCCCTTATTCGAAAAAAAGGCGTTCGACTTCATCGAACACGAAGGAATGATTTTCATGAATTTGACTCTGAATCATCTCGAAAAAAAAGAATTGAAAAATCCGGAAACTGCGAAGTATATGCTTGAAAAGAATCGGTCAGAAGGAAAAGTATTGCTTGTTAATATATTGAGCGACTCGAGCATCAATGATTGGAAATTTTTTTCAAAGGGTGACATTATAACTCACGTTAATAACAAAAAAGTTAAAGATATACACAAGATGAAGGGACTATTAAAAACAACCTTAAAATGCGGATCAATATCAATGAAGAATTCAAAAAATCAAATAATATATATTTAATAACACCTTAATTATACATTTGAAACTTAAATTTTAATTATCACTTTTATATTTTTTTCCAAGAGTAATAAAAACGAGGATGCATGAGTTACTTGTTTGACGATAGGAGAACCAGTTATGAATGCTGCTTCATGCTGGGAATGTACAGTACATTATATCCTTTATATAATCACACAACAAGATCCCTTATCCTTCGAGAATTTACTGTTCTAATATCCACGAAGAAAATCCGCGAATTCGTATCAAATTCTAGTAGTGATATATCATACAATGCGATTATTGAACTATATGAAATACTTCGACTCGAAATTGATCGTTTGTATCGCCTCAAAATACATTCGCTAAGAAGTACAATAAAAAATCCGTACACAAAAAAAACTTACAAAATACTGTCTCTAAACGTTATAGCATGCCATTACATCGACGCAAATCGTGCTTTTAAGTTGAACGTGCAAATGCCGTTGAGGATAGTTATGACAACATTATCAATGCCAATATATGCCCTCATTCACATGTCAACGTTGGGTATATTCATTCTTCTGGCACCGTTCTTAATCTCGGAAATGCGAGACCCGTGCTCAAATATTGATAATGAAGAACGCTGGGCCAAAGATATACTTAAAATTCGAGAGTTAGATCAAGACAATATATTACAAAACTTAAATCATAGGCTCATAGACTTGTCAACGAGATTCGAAAACGTGCACGATTTTGGATTGAGGTTAACTCAAAATACGATGAAAAAATCATCTATATCTAACAAATTTGTTAGAATATGGGGATTGGATTTTTGGGACATCGTCGACTTAGAGTCGTCCAGCTCTGGTGAATTGAACTCGATCTTCAATGATCCAAATAGAGGACAGACCATGTTCATGCTATATGATATCTTGTGTAAATTATACACTTGAACCGAAAAATTTCTTTATATAATGTAAACCTATAATGAAGAGAACTTTTAACACGAAAATTATAATCTTCACCATATTCTTGTTACTTGTGACTATTGCAGTCTCTGGGGTCTATATAACCGAAGCGGTTGCATTTGAGGACAAAGACTACATATTCTTGCCTTTATTAGTCGGATTAATATTAACTTTGCTCAGAACTTTCAACAATATTTCCGAAAAAAATAAAATCGTGCAGAAGATCGCAGCTGAAAGAGAAAACAGTCTAGACCAATCTAAAATTAAGTTCGACACGTGCCCTGACTATTGGACCAAAGACACTAAAAACGGATCAGTATATTGCAGAAACGAGTTCATCGATCGCGACGGTGATGTGAATCTTATCGGTGGCCCGTTAGCGCAGGCTCCCGGACCGATGCAGGAAGAATTGCAAAAATATAATGACGATTCCGCTTCAAACATTGGATTTGCCTTCGCCCATCAAAACACGAACAACGTACACGCTTTTGAAGACGACGAATTCACCTACATACCTTCTCTCAGAAACTCTAACAACGACGAAACGATTGAAGCATTCGAGGAAGGACCCGGGCATAGTGATCATGACGCTGTACCTCATAAGCACACGCGCACATTCGTTGACTATGCCCACACGGATAAGCCCGTCCACTGGAAAGACGGAGAGGAGCGTGAACACGACCCGTCCGCTTACAAAGACGGTGACCATTTACTGATATATAACGAAGACGTGTATCATGATCATAGCGGTAATGGAAATCTATATGACGCGAAAGGTAATCTCATTTGGGGGCGACATGTTTTGTCAAGAGATGCCGATCCGAACAACAAGCAAACAGAGTTCATAGAAAATGAATTCGAGAACAATAAACATTGGATTAGTCCTATAAAAAAAAATGACGTCATGCACGCCGAAATAAACTTGAACGAGTTGAATAACAAAGACAACAAGTGCCACCTTGTTAAGCAATTCTCGTGGGCTGAAGCAAAAACAAAATGCGACAACGTAAACATCGCATTCGATCAATAAATTTTTGTCGATTTTTTATTTTTGATGTATCTCATTAAATGTCAAATGAAACACTTAAGGAGGAGAAGGAGGAGAAGGAGGAGAAGGAGGAAACAACAGCGCGTCAATCATCCCGAAAATTTCTTCCGTGAAATGATAAGGATCTGGCAAAACGTAACCGCCGCTAATCAACGCAGTGCTGTAAAGGGTGAGTAAAAGGGACTTATCCAGGGCTTCGAATTCCCCCTTTTCTTTGAGCTTAGAATTCAAGGATTGCACGATTCTATTGCCTATGTTGAGCTGTACCACCTTTTTACTGCGCATTTTAGTTTGTAAGCTCAATCCCGTTGTTTGCGTCGATAAAATCGTCTCTTGATGACCGGTAAGTCCCTTTTCCGGCGCCCTTATCACAATAGGGTGGTCCCCCGTGATCATTTGTCCAACTTTCATTACTTCATCACCCAACATCTTTTGGAACTCCTCGCATAATTTGTCGAATTCGGAGTCGGGCTTGAATTCTTCCTTTTCCCATGGTAATTTTACAATTTCAGACACAATGTTCACACATGTATATTTTTTGTCTTTGTAAGTGTACTCGATACTACCCATTACACTCTCGTCTATCGTGTCATCCAGCAGTAGCACGTGGACGCCTTTATCACTGAATTGTTTTACGTGGGCCGAATTTTTCATTGCGTCAATAGATGTCCCACAGCAAAAGTAAATATCTTCTTGACCTTCGCCTAATTCATCACAATACTGTTCTAAAGATATCAACTTATCGCCGGATGTAGATACAAACTTCATGACTTTGAGTATCTCGCTCTTGTCGACCGAGTTATTAACTATTCCCAACTTCAAGCACTTGGAATACGAATTGTGGAAAGTCTGCGAATCTTCTTCATTTAGTTCGCCAACCATCTTCAGAGCACGTTTAGAGATGGTTTTCCTTATCGTTTCCGCCGTTTTACCTTCTTGTAAAAACTCTCTGCCGACATTCAGCGGCACATCGCAACAGTCAACGATACACGTAGCGAATATCATCCACCCAGAAGACAGGACAGTTGATTCACTCGTCACAAAGACCCCTTTCGAGAATAACACGACATTTCGCAAAATATCTCTATTTACCTCAAATAAGTTACCAGGAGCGCGTTTGGAAATGAACATTAAACACTTTGCGTCAACATCTCCTTCGACGTGAAAGTGTTTTTTCGCCAGCGGAGCGTCAGTATCCCCTGTAAACTTTGTATAGAAGTCGTTGTATTCTTCGTCTGTGATTTCACTCGGAGATTTCTGCCACAATGGCGTGTGCGTGTTAACCAACTCGAATTCTGTGACAAGCTCTTTGATTTCTCCCACATCTTTCTCTTTGGTAACTTCCAATTCAATCGGATAACCGACATACCCACTGTATTGTTGAATCAGACTCTTTAAAGTATTCTCGTCTAAAACGCCGATATCTGCATCTTTTATTTCTAAATGCACTTCCGTCCCTGTGTCTGAACTTTCGCCGCAATCTTCGATAGTAAATTTGCCGTTTGCTTCTGAAGACCACATCGCACGTTTGCCATCTTTGTTTGAATACACAAGAACTTTGTCTGCAACCAAAAATGCAGAATAAAAGCCAACGCCGAATTGCCCGATCAAATTTCTCCCGGAATCAGGTGCAGAATCTTTAATTTTCTTCAAGAATTCTTTCGTCCCGGATTTCGCAATTGTCCCTAAATTGGTCATTAACTCTTCTTTGTCCATACCAATGCCGTTGTCTTTAATAATCAAGGTATGCTCACTTTTACTCGGAATTATCTGTATTTTGTATTCTTTTTTCATGTCTTGTCCGCCACTCATCCTCAATTGTCGATCTTTGTCAATCGCGTCAGAAGCATTCGATACCAACTCTCGCAGGAAGCAGGCTTTGTTCGTGTAAAGCGTGTTGATCATAAGGCTCATTAACTCGTTTATTTCCGCCTTGAAAGTATGCTCGCTTTGCTCTGAAGCACTCATGTAGTTGTTTATCTGTACATAACATAAAAAAAATATTAATTAATTTTCTCGCGCGTTCGCCACACACCCGAAGCACGAATATTTTTCCTCTGCGCTATTATTCGTATCTAATTCAACGTTGCAATACTGTACCAAGTATATCGAGTCCCACCTCTCGTTGGGATTCGTACATGTAGTCCTGGCAAAAATTTGCTTCACAGATGAAGGCACTCCTTTCGGGAAATCAAAACGTTTCGTCGGATTTCCTCCGGCCAATTGCGAAAACATGTTCTTCTCATTTGTAAACCACGTAAACGGTTCATGAACAAACAGTGCATATATTAGCATGCCAAATGACCATATGTCTACTTTGCAATTGTATTTTTCACTCCTTAATACTTCCGGTGCCATGTATCGATACGTTCCAGTCTCACCCGTCATCTTGTAAAATTCTTCAACGACTGTCTGTATAGATGATATTCCAAAATCCGCAATCTTCGCTCTAAAACTTAACGTCAATAGAATGTTACTCGGTTTCAAATCTCGATGTATTATGGCATAGGGGTGGCGATTATGAAGGTATGCTAAACCTTTTGCCATGTCCTTCACTATGTCGATTTTTTGATGCGCTGTCAAGCAACCTTTCTTGGCACCTCTCGAGTGCACGTAAGGAAGCAGAGAACCGTTGGCCATGTGTTCCAACACCAACACGTAAGGCACCTGTGCCGTTGAGCATCCCAACACTTGAAGGATGTTCGGATGATGTAATCGAGTCAATATAATCATCTCCGTGTAAAATTCATGCAGATCTATGCTCTTGTCATACAGGACTTTCACAGCAACTTCTGTGCCGCGCCAACTCGCCAAGCGGACACAGCCAAATGATCCGTGTCCAATCTTCTTTTGCAGGTTCAGCTCTTCCATACCTATCTCCCATTCTCCCTCCGCCGACACGCTCGTTATGCGCCGTTCCAAGCTACTGCGATCTTTTGGTGCAGGCACAAGCGCCATCGTGTATGTAGCGTTCCGGAAAACGTGCTCAAAAAATATCATCGAAAAAATATGACCTTTTCAAAATCGAGCAAAATTCGGAAAAAACATGGAATTGCGATGAAACCAACCGTGATAACTTACATCAAAACTCATATCTTACACTCAACCCTGATACTCTCCACCAGACCGCGATGCGTGTGAAGAGCGAAGACCCTTCGAACGATCACGGGAATGTGGATGACGTCATATCACCCCCAATCGTCGAGCCACCGCATGCCCTTATATGCTCCCTGACTCACGATCTGTATCGCGACCCCGTTGTCATATCGTCGGGAAGGACCTACGACAGGGATGCCATCGACGAGTGGCTACTTCACAACTCGACTGATCCAGACACAGGCAAGGAACTCGACAGCACGGTATTACGCATCCCGAATCAAGATAAGCGCACGCAGGTCGTGGCTTGGCTTCATCAGAACTCGCGTAACATTGACGGCTTGCCGGCCGCCAAACCGACTGTGCTTCCCCATCAGACGACGGGTTCCGCGGAAGACGATGTTCACGAGCATCTGAACGACGCTAATACCAACACGGGTCTCAAATGCCCAATCACTGGAGATTACATGCGAGATCCGGTAATCCTGATCTGTGCTGACACCTTTAAGGGCGGGCATACGTACGAGAGGCGTGGTATCCTTCGCCACTTACAGACGAGCGCAACTGACCCGGTATCGAATACACGCATTCAACGATACAAGTTGACAACCAATTGGAACATACGAAAATCAATCCAACACGTCCTCGACGAGAACCCAAACTTTATTCCCGATACTTGGGGGGGATCAAACAAAATGACCCCCGCGGTTATCGGTAAGGACTTGTTCGAGTGCATCGCTTTGTATAAGAGTGTGGATGTTGTCAAAGCATTTCTGGAAAATCATAGCGATGCCCGTGCTGTCGAGTTGATTAACGCACCTGACACAAATGCCCGCATTCCAATTGGAACAGTTCTACATTTGTTCCAGTCGGAGAATAACCCTGTTTATAAACAGATTTTCGACCTGCTTATTGAGAAGGGGGGCGATGTTCGTGGAATTCACAACGAACTTTCATTGGTAACGGTATGCATTTCTCCGGTTCGCGATGATCTGAAGGAGCTCCAACAAGAAATGTTGAGGACTTTAATTGAACGAGGTGCTTCCACTGAGCATATAGGTTCATCAAATCCCGCTCTCCAAATTGCCCTACTATTTGGCGAGTTTGAATTAGCGGACATTTTATTCCCGACGATTGACTGCCAAAATGTCCTCGGAATGTCACTCGTCAGCTGCGCCGAAGGTACACCCACAAGTGAACGTTTCAACTTTTGTAAGAAGCTGGTTGCCAAATTCATTTCAAAAGATTGGCCCTATCCCAAATACGGCATGAAAGTCAGATACCCGGGGGAAGAGTATATTCCCGGTGATGAATATCGTCAATATATTATGGCTATTGAACAGAGCTGCAAACACGGAAATGTTGAAGTTGCCGAGCACCTTATCAAAGAATACAGAGACTTTGGTAGGTGTCCTCTCGTACTGGACTCTCGTCTTGGTCGAGCAATGGTGCCTAAGGTATTACATATGGATGTTATGCCCTCGGCGAATCAGTATGAAACTATAAGAGATATGCTATTCAATAATGTGACTGATTCAAGGGTTTTTACATTTGGATTGGATGGCGTCAGGAAAAGTAAAAACGTGGAACGTAGGAGTTCCGTGCTATTTGATTGTATATCGAGACTCGAGGCTAACGGCGGGCGGGGAATTGAAATTGTTCGCCGTTTGATAGACATGTATAAGAATGATGGTATACCCCTTCCCGTCGATGCCGATTATTGTTTCTTGGCTTTGGGGAAGCAATGTCATGACAACGATGGTCACCTCCAACTCGCAAAAGATCTGATTACGCCGTTCTCCAAATTCATAAATTTGGCAAATCACCGTCTTCCAATGAAAGCTCACCAACTCAACTTCCTAGAAGGGCGTCAAACATGGTTTAACATTGACCATCTAGAATCGATAAATTCACCCACCTTTGACCTTGACCTTGACGAACATCTCGAAGACGGACATACACTTTTGACAAAAGCTGTCAAGGAACTTCCTACAGAACTTGTTAAAATGTTAATTGACGGAATTGTCAGAGTTGGACAAGACCAATACCTTAACCGCAGGAGTCTTTGCGGTACGTCGGCGCTGGACGTGTGCTACACTCCGACTGTTGCCGAATACCTATTGAGAGCTGGAGCTGGTAACTTTCAACCTGTAAACCGAGGCGATATGGGAGTGGCGATAAAACATATCTTGAAACGCGTGAAAGATACCATCTTCAAACGCAAAGACGGGGATATCTCTGTCAGCCCGCTGTCGGGATCAATCTTGCTTGCAATCACTAAACCACTTGGTCTGTTTCTGGTGAATACTATGATCGTTGCAAAGCTACCAGATTCTAGTGATATGGAAATTATCTTGAAACTTGCCTTGCAAAAACGTAAATACGTCATCGCAGAGCTACTTATAGAACATGGTGCTCGTTTGACGCTAAAAGACGTCCTTAAATTTATGAACACTAAGAAATCCGAGCTCCCGTCCCCCGAACTGCTTTACAAAATTCTAAAACTTGCACTCGATGATCCAGCAGCTGATGCGCGTATGTGGTATGATTGGTACAATGGTAAATGGCGGGGGAATATCCTCCATTATCTGTGTAGATACCCTAAATGCATGGCTGGGATGGAATCTGAATTTGTGACGTTGTTGACCAGCAAGCATATAGACGTAAATGACATGGCACAAATTAGTCGGAGTGTAGATACAAATGAACTTAAGATCCGGTCTGCGCTACAGCTCTCTTGTGAAAGTGAGGGGGTTACATATCCGGTCGTATCTGCGTTGCTTGAGGCCGGTGCGAAAGTTATGCCGAAAGGGTGCATGAAAACTACTACACCACTTTACATCGCTATCGAAAACGAACATGTGGATATTTCGTGTGCACTTGTGGATCACATTACATCGATGGGAAGTTTCAACTTCAAAAAAGCATGTGTAACTGAAGAAACATATGCGGAAAAACCATCTATGTTATTGACTGTTTGTCAACAGCCTCCCCGGCAACCGCAAGATTTGGTGTTGTTGGCAAAATTACTCGAATATTATTCCAGGCTGACAAAATTCATGGCGAATGAAGAATACTGGACGGATCAATTTGATATGTGTATGGTCGCGTGTTGTTTACATGGGTCGGCTGCTAGTAAATTGATCACAAATTTTGTGACACGCCTGGAATTTGCTGGTAGGGTGGGCTGGTTTAAGAAACGTAAGTGTATTTTCACGAAGGCTATCAAACGAAGCATAGAGGTTGACAATGAAATTATGTTCGATCTTTTGATGTATCCAGACACTGATTGGGCTGGGTTCGAAGGAGGCGATATTCTTACAACTTGCATTCGCATGTGCATGAATGTTGAAACGCCGCGATTTCGCATGACGGGAAGAGTTTTGGGTGCAATGCGGGAGTCTGGACAAACGATTCCTGGAAGCGCCGTCCACGAATTATTACATGGGGATCAATTTAGGTACGACACAAAATCGTATTTTAAAATACGTGAACTCATGTGCACCGAAGGCCTCGCAATGGATGTCGACGCTCAAATGAATGGTAAGACTGTTCTGTACAGATGTGTCGACTATTCATGGATAGTTGGCGACCGGATGCAACACATCAAATTTCTTCTCGGATTGGGAGCAAATCCCGATATTTTGTGCCGTCGGAATGACGGTACGATGTTGGAAACTCCATTGCATCTTTCTGTGCGACGCCATTCCTTTAAAACCGACGGCATTACAATTCCGAAAGTGTTATGTCATTATGGTAACGTCAACATAAAAAACAGTAATGGAAATACACCATTGCATTTAGCTCAAAATGAAAAGATTGCAAAGTTGTTGCTCTCAATGGACGCGGACCCTCTTATCCGGAACGCCGGTGGTAAAACTCCGTATCAATTTTGGGGAAATATGTCTACACGGGAAGAAATCTCGCCGGCTGTTCGGAAGGAATTTCCAACGGGCCAATTCACGTTGCCGCGCATAAAGAATATCAACAGTGCTTTGGCCGTCATCAAAGAAGCTGTTGAGAAAGGAAAGGGGGTGAAACGTAAACGAGCTGCCTCTGATAGAGAATGATCAGGTTTCTCCGATGTTGACAAAAATTAGTTGTAATATGAAACGTTCATTTAATCTTTATTAACCGTTGACTTTCGTTGATCAGAAAATAATTGCGTTAAAAATGCGTTGATCACTTTTTGGGTTTAGTGTTTAGGGTTACGTGTTGATGAGGGATATACGTACACCCCACGTCTCCGTACACCCCTTTATCGAGAGCCGTATCTGCTAATTCGCAACTGGCCATTTCGACTTCCCTAACTTGCATGCGAAGCCGGTCATATTTCTTTTCGTCGAGTGTATCCCAACTATATTTGTCAACGAGTTCCTTATAAACTCGTAGGTCGACCAGCCTATTTATCATGTCTTCAAATCCGGGCTCGCCTTGAGCTCTTTTTTCTTCTTCTTTGCGCACTTTCTGTTCAAGTTTTGCTCTTTCCTTGTCTGAAATAGCAAATTCGTCTAACGTGGATATGTAAAGGTATACTGAAAGCGTTCTCTCCTCCTCGGGTAGTCGCGCGTGAGAACAAAACCGGAGTGCTCTACCTATCCGCTGTTTGACCCTCCCCCAACTTGGTTCCTTGAGACCTTCGCCCAAATCTGCAAGAATAATCTGTCTTACATTTTGCAGGGACACTCCTTCTGAAAATTCGGCACTGTCTAGAATAATGCATTGAATATCTTCACCACGCTTATTCGAAATTTCGTTGAATCTTTTGATATTTTGCCCATTTTTCTCTCCGACTTTCTTCGCGTTTTCACCAGCACTTGGCGCGGCGCATGCTACGACTGAAACACCCCGTCTCTTCATCAGCTCCTCTAGCAAATAAAGCCCATTTGACTTGTGGATCATGACACAAGTTTTCTTACCGGACTTTTCTACATCACTCGCAATCTTACTAAGTTTTGTGGAAATTTCATGATCGGGCATTTTTGAACTCAATAGGGACTTGTACCGATGGGCTTGGGCTGCCGCCATATGCTCAGCCGTGTAAAGACCTTTGGTTGGTTTCTTCCCTTTTTGTACTTGAATCACTCTCTTCTTATAATCTTCCAAGTTCTCTCCGAGCAAAGGAACTTCGATTATGTGCGGAAGAACACCTTCTGGGTCAGTTGTAGCAAACACACTTCCCACGCGAGACATGAACCATGAAACATACCCCGGCAAGAATTTTTCGGTGTCTTTAGCTTGGACTATTTTCATCAGCTGAACTGCATCTTCTCGTTTATTTACAATCGGAGTCGCGGTCAAAAGCGCTAATTTTGTGTTCTTACTGGATTCTAGAGCAGCCCCCAGGCGTCTTATGCTTTTACGCTGCGCCGCGTTACCCCAAGCTTCGTCTTGTACTAGTAAATGCCCCTCATCTATCATGATTACACAACTGTCAAAGATTGACTCTGATTTCAGTTTTTTCATGGCGCTGACTTTCTGAGACACTTTGAAAATGGCATTCTTTTTAAAGCTTTCCGACCCCGCTTGCGTCATTCTCACACAACGAATCGGTGCCGCGGGAGAGTCCTTGCATTTGCCGCTGTAAGGATATACCTCCCCATTTCGAATGCTACCTTTTTTTTCAAGAAGTTCCACACATCTTTGTCTGAAATCCGATGTCATGGGTTCAGGAGGATTTCCGAGACATTTATACAAGAACTTTCTCAGGGGCGTAGGGTGTTTAAAAAGCTCGTCATAAAAGTTGTTCACGAGTGATTGCTTTGGGACCATAACAATGATGGGGCGAGGGTCATCCCAGAAGTTTGATATCATCTCCAACATTGATCTTGTTTTCCCCGTTCCGAGTTGATGAGCAACCAATAATCTGTCAACAGATGAACCGGGTGTCATAAACTTACGAACAACATTTTGGTACCATTGAGTCTTACCATCGAATTTACAATCGATATTATTTCTAACTCTCTTTATTTTACCTCGAGCCTCCTTTACAATTGCTTCACTCCCTTGCTTATTTTTCCACTCGCGATCCTGTCTGATTTTCTGCAGCTCTTTAAATTTAGTCTTCGTGAGTGATACTTCGTTTATACCGATGCCTTTCCCTTTACCTCGAGGAACACAGACATTTTTAGATTGATCACAAATCTGCGCCCTTGGACACTCATCGTTTTTCAAACATGATTTAGATTTATCGTCATTATTAGTCATGGATATTTACATATTATGGATATATTTTTCATTCTTTATACAGGCTGTCTATACAGGCTTTACACAGGGCGTACTTGTATGATAAGAACGCAGCGAGTACTTGCAAATAATCAAGATGTAAATTTAAAATGGAGTGATTAATACTGGTTTCAGTCAGTACCAACACCATAGGTATTCCCAAATGAAACGGAAAACTATTTGGTTTGTCTAAGCGGTCAACATAATTCACATATTCACTTGCATACAAAGTAGAAAACACCGAACCTAAAGCAACTGATGTTATACAGTTCACGTCGCAAGAAAATAGTGATACGGCGGTCATTACCTTTGCGGCATTTTTAGAATCATTGATGAAATTTTCTTTTAATTTTTTGTATTCTGCATCGTATTTGGCTTTAATTTTAGGACTTATCCTTTGAGGCTTAGCAACGCAAGCGATGTTCATATTCTAGTAATCAGAGAAAAAAATATTTTAAAAAACTAATTATGTTATCTAGGATTTCGTACAGTGTTTTGGTTTTCATCCTTTCAATGATACTGTTGTTTCTCATGAAGCCCAGTATCGCTTTCGATAATGAAGGTAAACTACGAAAATTCGGTGTCAATGACAGAGGTAGTACCATTTATTCTGTAGGTGTTTTGACAAGCTGTTTAGCAATTATCACATTCTATTTATTTTGCGTCATTGATATTGTATTTGATTGATGTAGGAGTTCATCTCTGCAATTCGTTCCCTAGTATAATCTAGATCATCTTGATGCATCTCATGTTCAAAATACATCGAATTTGAGCCAGTATCTCTTACCTTCTTTTTCCCTTTATTTACAAGAAATCTCGTGTTGTCTCTATGAACTACCCGTATATACAATTTTGGGTCATTCTTAAATACTTTCGTTTTATACTTTGCTTTTATTGTTTCTCGTAATTGTACGTCTTCATTGACGTTCACGTCTTCATATTCGATGTCTTTGTATTTCCTACCAAAATATAATACAAATCCTGGCTTGAGTTCCATAACAAACGAAAAATCGGTATTCATGTTATATTCTATCCTTTTCGTAAACATGATGAAATCATTTTTACCCAATTCACCTTTCAGTTTAGATAGATAGTCCGTTGATCTGATATCGTCATCATCCCAAACTGTGAAAAGTGCGCTCTCCGGTATTGCAGAAAACGCAATATTTCTAAGAGCTCCCAAAGTCACACCAGACCCCCTCGAAACAGGCATTTGCAATATACGATCGTCGTTCAAAGTTGGGTGAACTTCTTTAGATTCTGATATTATGACTAAACGCTTATTTTGATAGTCCTGCTCTTTGAAATTTCGAACGCTGTGCAACATGAATTCTCTCCTGTCATGCTTTGTGACCATTACGCAGTAAATGGTTTCGTCTTCATCTTTCTCTTTGAAAGGTTCCGGAGGGGGACTTCTTAACACGATGAGCGAAAAGTACGCAATCAAAAGTAAAAACATCGTCGTGAAAAACCAAAGCATTGAACTTTTTTTAAGAGATGGAATTCTACCTGGACCTCGGGTGAATTTCATATCTTTTTTATCTATACCGAATAAAATAATTATGTTTACAATTGCCTTTGATGTCGGCGTAAAAAATTTATCTTATTGTATCATTGACGAAGATTTCAACGTAGTTAATTGGAATATTATCGACATTACCAGAGGTTTGGATGAAAAATCATGCAAAAACTTTCATATACTCACAAGTTCCCTTTTTCAACAGCTTCAATCGCACTTTTGCTATGACATGATTATCGATTCTGTAGTTATAGAGAACCAGCCAGCATTTAAAAACCCATCCATGAAGTCCATTCAAATGTGCGTGTATTCATTCTTTGCAATGCGAAACTTGCATTTAGAAAGAAAAATAAAATTGTCTTTTATTGCCGCCTCGACTAAAGTCAAACTTGCAGAAAATCTGTGTTCTGATATGGTCGAAGAAATTAAGGCTAAATACAAAACAAAATATACATATAACAAGAAAATTTCAATTTACTGTGCAACTAAACTAATGAGTGAGTGTGATATAGTCAACGAAGAATTATGTGCCACGTTTCAAAATTCTAAGAAAAAAGACGACTTGGCCGATGCATTTTTACTCAGCCTCGTGTTCAAAAACTACTTAAAGCATAGCCGCAATATAAAAAATAACTAACATGACAAACTCTTCTGAATTACTATTGATCTCACTGAAAGATTTCTACGATCAAAAACAAAACACCGATCGTCTAATGCAAATCATCGACGGGGGTAGCTCGATCAGTTTAAGATTGATCGATTGGTTCATCACAAACTATTGCAAAAATGCCAAAGATCATAACCCAAATTATAAACGGTTGAAAGGAATATATCAAGATTATCGTGCACAATTGAAAGCATATAAGAAAATTGCATTCGATCCTTTTAGAAGAAGGCAAAGACTCAGTTTCGCAATTGATCAGGATTCAACTACGGCGATAAATACCACAATCGGGCAATTGAACTTCTTTAAATGGGCTATAGATGGAGGGGTGATAACGTTTATTGGCGACAATTTCGATTCATTAGAAGCTGCTATGAATTCTCACCAAAAACAAGTCAAGAGGAAAACAGAAAAATCAATTGGGGATCATCATTCTTCACTAGTGAGCGAAGTAAACCAAATCACAGAATGCATGAGCGATTTAGATACTAATTCATCAACAATATACTTTGACTAAATCGTTTCAATTAAGTCGACATGGCCGAGCATGTGTCGCCGGCAACAGAGTTTTGTCAATCCCAAGTCATCTAAGATCTTGCCATGGTATTTGTCGTAGAATGCCAACTCGTCCTCGTCGCCACTTTTCTTTTTTGTTTTAGCTTCGTCAACTTTCTTAGAGTAGTATTCCCACTTGTCAGCTATGACTTTACCACATGTGAAGCAACGAACCGGAAGAAGCATGGTTTTACTTATTCAATTGGTTATTTTTTTAAATCTTTTTGAGCGAATGAATGCCTTTTATCAAATGAGCTTATTGCTCACGACAAATATGATCAGTGCGTTAAGGCAGATTGTATATATTCCCGCGAAATTTAAAACGTCCTTTTTTACTTTGTGTTTTTCATCATCTGGACACAATTGATTTATATAGAGCATCGTAACAATAACCATAATTGTCATATAAGTTGCAAAGGCGATGAGAAACGTTTTCGGGTAGTTCACCATGGTATGGAAAAAACCAACAAGAATAGACCCAAGCAGGAATATCAGTACGGTGTCTAAGATTTGATCTATAAAAAAATCGCCTTTGTCATCTAATAGGACACCCATTATTAAGATTAACAAAGAAAATCTTTTCACAATATAAAATAATATGTTAAATTTTCGAGATATTTCAAATTGGACCGAAGACAACAAGTTCTTTTTCGGAATGGTCATGTTGCTTTTCAATTTCGGTAGCAAATATATAGTGGCCGATTTGTCGAAATCGCATGAGGCTTTTCTTAAATCTACGATAATCAGACGGATTACGTTATTCTGCATGTTCTTTGTTGCAACGAAAGATCTGAAGGTCAGTTTGCTTTTGACAGCAGCATTCATCGTTATCGCTCTCGGTCTATTTAACGACAAGTCAAGTTTGTCAGTACTTCCCGCAACTTTGTTTGATGATAATGTAACAGAGTCCGAATACCATTTGGCGCAAGACTTAATCAAGAAATATGAAGCTAACCGGTAATTAAATATAAACGATACAAAAAATATCTAAAGTGTAAATAAAAATGCCTCAGGAAGGCGGAGCTAAAAAGAAACTTTCACCCTACATGAAATTCTGTAAGAAAACCCGACCTAAGATTGTCAAGGAGAAGCCCACATTGTCCTTCACCGAGATAGGCAAAGAACTCGGCTCTCGTTGGAGAGCCCTCGGCGACGCGGAGAAAGCCAAATTTGCCAAATGATCAATGATCGTAATTTTTTTCTTCTGTGAAATTAGAACATACAAAAATGAAATTAGTTTTAGCCGTTATTTTATTGATTTATCTTCTATACATTATTAATTGGCAAAGGAAAAAAACAATGGAAAGGTTTGACGAGGCTGGCGAGACAACAGGTGATCGAATTACGAATGTAACCAAAACAATAACCGCCGCATTCACGAAGACATTTTCTGATCTGTTAAAATTGAAAAAAGACCTTGTACTAAAGACTACCGGCAAAATACACGTCAAGGTACGGTGAAAATATCTCTTCCCCCTTTTCGCTTTTTTTTTCATCTTTTTGCACTTTTTGCACTTTTTGGATCTTTTTATGAAAACTTGTTGTTAGGATGCGAACAAACTCTGCACAAAAGTAGTCGCGCAAAGGATACTGCATGGCGGCCATTTCAGAGCTTCCTAACAGCTGCAAACGACCAGTCCTCGACTTATTCAAGCGCTTTATCTCTTTCGGCAAGAAGAGCCCGCGTGTACCAATGACGAAAGTCGCCACTCCTTCGTCACAAGTTTTCTCTATTCCGGACCCGGCGGATGCCATAAGCGACAGCTTCTATGATAAAATCAAAGTGAAACGCCGATTGTTCGACGGCAGTGGGTATCATGCACACAAAAAGCAGCGACGCGTCTCATCGACAAGCACTGACACCTCTAACGAAGAGGTCGACGTCGCTGAAATACATAGGTTGATTGCAAAGGAAGAATCCCGGTTGTCAAAAATTGATGGCTACCTCACTCGGATCGACTATGAAAGGGAGATGTGGTTGCGAAAGCAAAGAAAGTTCCGACGAAGAATGTCTAAGCTGAGATGCAAACTCAAAAATAACATCACAGATGTCGAATGTGTGTCGCAATCAAGACAAGTTGGCGCAGAAGAAGAGTATGATTTTGAGACAGAAGCTCTTGATGATACCGAAAGTGATTGAAAAACATTAATAATATACAAAAATATTTTATTGGTCGTCGTTTGCCATATTGAGATTCAACATACTGCTAAAGTCTTGAAAGTAATCTAGAGTAGCGTCGACGAAGTCCCCATCATAGTCGCGTTGAAGGATATTATTCGTGTCGAAAATGACAAAAATCGCGAATACGATGCTCAGAAGCTTCACGTAGTCTTCCCTAGACGTTAAATTGAAGAGTCTGAATATCAAAAGAGCTATCAACGATAGCATGAGAATAATCCCGACGGGTCGCAGATCAATGCCCAGTTGAACTGATATCACTCCAACGATTACTAGAACCAGAAAAATGTAAGCAGTTTCCTTTAGCGCGCTTTCCAATTTTTTCCTTGAACGTATAGCGGTTCCGGCCAATGCCGAAAATACAGTCAGGAGTAAAAATTTGACTGATATTGGCATCGGAACAAAGGCAATTATTATCAATAGTAAAAATTTAAGAATGTACAATCCAAAATCATACCCTGACGGTGGACCGATCAGTTTTTCGGATTTTTTGGCAGCGAAGTACATAACGAGGATTTGGAATAATAAATTTGAAAACACTTTGGCTATAAATAACATTTCTTGTTATTTAAATAGAAAAAATTAATTCAATGAAATGATTTCAATTTTACCCCAAGTTGTACAAACTGTTCCAAAATAACGATCAATAATATTCCACTTAACGTGTATATGCTTAAATCGAGCAGTTGGTTCATGTCATTCATATTTCGCGTTGCTTTAGAAGTTGTAAGTGGTAAATAATTATGTTCACCTTCTAATTCTTCTTCGACAACTCCTCTCAACGGCGACGAAGAGGACGTCTTCTCTAAATTTTTCGATTTCTTGTTCAAATTCTCGCTTAAATAGTTATCGTCATCTTCCTCGTAAACTTCTTCAAATATGTAATCTCTTTCACCCAATTCCTCTGCAATACCTTCATCTTCGTCTGAATCGGAATCGTCCACCTCGTATGTGTTTTGTTCTGGTTTTACGACGATTTTCTTCTTCCTCTTTGGAGAAGCAGCTGCTTTCGTCCTAGAGAAAACCCGGGAATCTTCATAACCATGGTATTTTTCCAGTTCACTTTTCAACATCCCATTTTCGTAGTCCTCGTCGTCCATCAGCATCATGTTGCGCGTTTTTTGTTTCCGTTTAGATTTACCCTTTAGTTTGTAAGGTTTTTTCACCTTTGCTGTTCTACCCTGAAATAAGTCACATTCTTTCGACGAAATTACCCCCATATCAGGACGAGGTTGATGGGTAGGCCATGCCTCTTCAATAGTGCTGTGCATTAACATGTCTAATTATATTATGGTTACAAAAAAAATTTGTGAAGAAGGCTTTTTAGGTGAAAACAAATCGGGCAAAATTTACAAAAGCAACAACGTTTTTGCTATATGTTCTCTACACTCCATCATCTGACTATCGCCTAGAGTGAACACTTTACGCATGTCATTAAGCGGCTGTCCTGATACAATAGACTCTATGTATTTCAACATCAAGACACCACAGTCCATATCATTTCCATCGGCCTGTGACGGGATATTGAATCCGGTTTTCGACACAAGTGCATAACTCCAGCCAGAATTCGTTTCTAGTTCCCAATACGACACTATCCATTCCAGTATAATGTACACATTTTGGCGTGCATGATAGTCGAAGTTTTGTCGACCAGCAGATGAATCGTAATACCGTATAAATTTGAATTTCAGATCAATGACACACATTTCCCAGTGCGTTCCATTTCCGGCATGAATAGGGAGAATGATTCGGTCACATTTCTTAATATCAACCAGTGTTTTCTTACTTATTTGTTTGAAAACCTGCACATTATCTTTCAGCTTCATGGGATCAATATCACCAGTAACCCTCTGGCCCTTCCGCAGGTACCACATGGCAGATGTGTTCATGACATGAGAATTGGTCGTCTGCCTTGCATTTAACATACTGACGTAGGCGTTGATGATCACATCATTTAATTGTTTACCTTGTATTAATCGGTAAAAATCGATCCGTGCAATTATAATCGAGTGCTTCGAATTGTAAGCGAACTCCTTGATTAAGTCATATTTGTTTTCACCCGTTAGACGACAATTACGAATATCTTGTAAAAGCGGTTCGGCGGCACTCAACCCACTCCCGCCTTCGGGACCAAGGGCGCCGTGAGAATACGAGCCATCCCCTTCCTCGGTCACGGACGGAATGACTTCGTACTCAAGCCAAAAGTTTTCTTGCGTGTTAGGGTTATGGTAATATGCTGAGCCCGCTTTCACCAACCAGTCTGTGCATCTCTGCATCCCGTTTCCACGAGCGTTCCACTTCGTCTCACCTGTGGAACCGGGTGTGATCCATTCGTCCTTTTCGCACATGCAGTATTGCAAAACACCATTCATCGCCACATGCGCGTCGATCGTGGCAAACTTTACTTTCGTCACGTCCAGTCCCGTCCAGTCCCGTCGCGTCGCGCCGCGCCGAGTGATTTGAATTGTATATCCTTCCTCATACTTCCATCGAAATTTCCCAAAAACCAAAAAACCTCATAATCCGAAATTCAGATGAAATTGTGATTTTGTTTCTGAATCTCACAAAAGCTTGAAAATGAGAACATACATGTCATCACACCGCGACAGTCCCGAAAAGAAGAGAATCCGCCGTCTGTCGCAGTCGCCAATCAAAATACTGAACTTCCCCAGCATCGAGGAAGGTTTTGCATCGTTGAGTGAAGATGATTTTGCTACTGAACGATTACGGTCGCTATTATCGAGCGTTCCGGGAACACCTGTAGAAATTCCAGAAGAACTCGTTGCCGATTTCCAGTCTCACGTAAATCCACACGAAAAGATTCGTCACCTCGAGGAAGTGAATTTAAAGCTCGCTAGGGACCTAGATGAGGTGAAAAGAAGACTTACACAAATTGAATCGAGTCAGCATAAACAGCAAACACTGTGCGACAAACACGGATCTTTAGACGAGGAATATCCAGACAAAAATCAAAACTCTGGCGCGGGCCCGTGCGAAGCCGCGCGTGATACACAACAAACGCACGGTAAACACGGATCTTTAGATGATGATGAATATCCGGGTAAAAATCAAAACTTGAGCGTTGGCCCGTGCGAAGTCATGCGTGATAACCAGGATGAGATGAAGCCAAGACATTTCAGAAAAATTCTGAATTATCAGGTAACCGACGAGCTTGTTTCCTCTATCGTCAAGGAATATAAAGAAGCCAGCAGAAGGTACCCTTTGAAATACAACATCGATGGGAAGTTACTGAGGTGGGTACATTGGAAAGATATCGGGATTGCCGCGTTCAAAGAGCATTACCCCGATTTCGAATACTCGGATAAGCACACCTCCTTCGGAAATACAGTCAAGGCAATTATATTTCAAGAACAACAAAAGCGCGCGAATTCCTAATTAATGTAATTACAATTGTAATATCACCAAAACCAGAATCTCTTTTTGGTCTTTTTTTCTTCAACTTTCACCGGCTGTTCTTTGACCGCGTTGTCGTCGTTCTTCACTACTTGCCGGGGGATTTCACCAATATTCACTCTATGAATGAAATCCAGGTATTCAGTCATGTCATGATGACCGACACTGCATCCGACGATATTCATGACAGGAACCTTCCAATCCATAGATTTCTTGTTGAAGTGAAGTCCTCCTGAAACATGCGAAAACCTCGGAGCGGTTGGAGAAAATGCGACTGGGTCTTTTAAACGTACGCACCTGTATGATTTGTCGATATTTTCATTGAAGAAGCTGGCGAACAAACGAGATCCGGCCCTCGGGGCCCCAAACGTCACACATACTATTTCCAATTCAGGGAATTTGAACTTGAAATCGAGACTCGCGACTGTCGCAATTGCTCCGAACAGGGAATGGCCTGTACAAATAAAACCCTTGATTTTTCGTTCTTTCATTATGTTCTCGATGCATTCGTATACCCTTTCTCTGATCGAATTGTAACTTTTCATAAAACCCGCGTGAACAAGGCAGTCGCGAAGATATGGAACCCGTGTCCGATATAACCTGAAATCGATCATCCAATCTGTCACCGAAGTCGTTCCCTGGCCAGTGAACACTATGTAGTCACCATCTACCACCACGAATGACTGTGTATCAGTTTCTTTGTCTTCAATGAACACCCCGCCGACTTCCATCGCGTAGGCCTCTTTTGAATATGCAGCACATTGCTCAATTAGCAGGGTATCGCATGACGCAATTTTATCCGGTTTCATTTGTAATTTATTTCAAGGAACATTTTAATTCATTTGAACAATTCGAGAAAAACTAAATGCAATTTACATTCTTTTCGATATCATGATGTTATTAAGCAGTATTTGTCTCAATTTTAAGCAATCGATTTTATCATAACACTTAATTGTTGGTTTGACTTTACCGGGATTTTTCATTGTTTGTCGAAATAACTCCTCTTTCATAGCCACTGTCTTTTCAATATTTCCGCCCCCACCCCCTTTCCTTTTCCTACTTGGCGCTTTGTTGTCTTCCCCAATATCGAATATTTTATAGTATCTATCTCTCCTTTCTATGATCGAGTCAATCATCATACTAATGACACACATTTTTTTTCGAGTAACGTATCAGGGTCAACTTGTAACTTATAACTTATACTTGGTAACAATTGGTAGCAGAGTTATAGTACTCCATTCCTTCTACAAAACTTTCCACGACGTCGGCACCTGATTCATCATCATCGGAGCTTTCGTCAACTGGCTGCGTCGCTATATTCTTCTTCTTCCCGACCTTCGACTTTCCTTTTTTTGACCGGTCTTCGTTGGCATCTGTTTCAGATTCGGGTTCGGCTTCAGGATCGGCTTCAGGTTTAGGTTCGGCTTCAGGTTCTTTAGTATCAGAAGGATCTATGTTCATCGTTGTTTTGCCCTTTAATAAAGTTTCTAGCTCTGACATTTTATCGAGAACGACGGACGAATCTTTATTTTCAGAAAGCATTCGTATCTTCTTATCAATATCATTTTGATTATTGAGCATCATGCCCCTGATTTCGTACAGTAATTTTACTCCGCTGTCGTTTGGGGCAGGAATGGATTTCTCCTCGAATCCTTCTAGGCTTCGCGTTGAAATCTTCTTAAATACGAACCTGAACACAATTATAGACAAAAAGAGGAGCAACACTGGAGCCAGATAGTTATTATACATTTTTATTTCAAGAGAGAAATATTTTTTAACACTTTTGGTGTTTAATTCCTTCTCGTTCTTCGGAGATTCGTGTCCACTCGGCCTCCATTTCTTCTAAAGACGCACCTGCCCCGATAGCCAGCGGGTATCCCTTCGTAGCAACCCTTGTTAATTTGAACCAGAGGTTCTTACGTGCAACCTCTACTGGAAGTTTGATTTCGTTGTTGGGTCCCCAAGGTGGTTTGAAAACATATTTTTCCTTCTCTTCCTTCTCTTCCTCCTTAAGTTTTGAATTTTCCTCTACGCTCATATTTACAGAGTAAAAAGATTTTAATTATTTTCGTATAATATCGTATGTATAGATGCGGAAGATGTGGATACGAAACGAGCAGAAAATATAATTTCGAATTGCATCAGAAGAGAAAAACGCCCTGCTCAATTACTCGCAAGATAAACATCACTGAGGGAAGAATATGCAATAACTGCTCACAAGTATTTCCTAACAGACAGGCCAAATACAGACACGTAAAAAACAATAACTGTACGCCAAAAATTGATAACAAGAGCAAGCCGTTTTCAGTCGAAGCTCCGTACGTGGATCATATTGATCGTGATTTAATTAAGGATTTATATTTGTCAAATGATCGTTCAGTAAAAAAGTTGATAAATGAAACTATTCGAAAAATATATGGAGATTTCAGATCGAACAACTCGTTTAGATTTCCGATGGGAGTTAAATCAAATGCTATCGAAGTGTTTTCTGACGAAAGATATCAATTATTACCACTTCAAGATGTTCTTCAGACAGTCCTGCAACAAACATCTGCATTGTGTGAAATATACTTACGAAGTCATTATCAAAATAAAACAATAATCGGCATCACTTGTCTTCTTCATGCGAATACTCTCAAAGAATTGTCTTCAAAAGATGAACTATCCCATAAAAACAAAGTCAAATATTACCCCTTCGTGAAAGCAGCGATTCTAGAATGTTGTTTCTGATATACTGCATTTGTAAAAACCTACACTTGAAAATCGTCGAGAATTGCCTTCGTTTTTTCGTACATCCTTTTCGCATGGAAAGTCTCTTCTTTTTTCAATTCCCAGAAACTCAATCTAGACTGCAGAAAGTCCTGAAACCTGGTAGAATCACATGAACTTTTATATCGGACCTTATCGGCGAGCAAAGCTTTTTCGATTACCTTTTTACGATTTTCATTTATATGTTCGTGAATCTCGGCCGCCGACTTCCTGGACCCGCTTTCCTGTTTGGTCGCTTCAGTATCATTACGTGCCATTTTACAAAACAGTGATTTTTTTTCACTTGACTTTGACGCACCTGCACCGATCAGAAGGCATCTAAATAATCGGCCGACAAGAGCGTTAATCCAGCCTCACTCAGAATACCTTTATCGACGTACCTCTCTTTAATTTCTTTTATGAATCGACCTTTCATTGTTTCACACACCACCGACTCCTGGTTTTTTTCGTAGTCGGATATAAGCTGAGGTTCTGATTCCTTTAAGACGTCCTCGCGGGTCTTCGCAGCGATGGTGGAGATTTCTTCTTTTAAAACCCAATCAGGTTTCAAATCGGGTATTTCATCATCTACGACATCGAAAGTAGATACCATCCTGGTGATTTTGCCTGTGCTGCACACAACAGATTCGTACTCTACGGCGGATGCCAGATTATGGGTCAACAGATTAATCAATGATGCCTTATTTTCAGAATTAGCTAATCGGGTGTAGACGTGAACAAAGACTTGTTGCTCTGATAGTTTGAATTTGGAATGCGGAGTGCATGTAAACGAGTGTACGACTTGCATAGCTAGACTCCTAACATTATCTTCTAATTCGCAGTCGCCAGCTTTTAGATCACGTTGGTATAATTGAAAGGCATCTTGAAACGTCCCAATATGGTTCGATGAATTAAGAGCAACTATCTTATCTAATGCTCTGTGAACAGAATTTGGTATTGATAAGTTATGAACATTTTGTGAATCTGACTTAATCGGACTTCTAAAAGCGGCATTGTCACGGACATCGTCGTCACGGACATCGTCGTCACGGACATCGTCGTCACGGTCATCGTTGTAGACAATATCAGCGACATCATAATATTCGGTGTCTTCGACTTCTTGCCGATGTTCCTGGTACTGGGCGCATTGAGTTAAGCATGGTTTAAGTTGGATGTTATTACACCGATGGTGTTCAATTGCGAGGTGTATTTTTTCAACGATATTATCTGGCAATTCTATGCTGCCAAACATATCTGGATCGTTATATGTTTGAACAGAAGTTTGTTCCCAAAGGACATCACAATGAAGTAACAGCGTTTTACTAAAATGATTGTTGTTATCATTTATAAGTTGTATCAGTTTAAGTCCGGTAATCTTATTTGGGCTATAGTGCGGATTCAATCCAAATAGATACAGCTTGAGGATAGACAGAAGTGCGTTTTCGTCCCTGTTATTGTGAAATTCAATCACCATGTAATTAAGAGCTAAATCAGCTTTGGGACTGTCTCTTCGAAGGGAAGTCGGTGAGTGTATGTAATTTTCTATTTCATCCACTTTGCCACGATTGGACATGTTCACTTTATCGATGGCATATACACAATAAAGAGCAGATACCAAAACTAATACACAAAACAATAAAAAAATCAGTACCATTTATCATTTGACAGGAAAAAAAATCTCATACAATTTTAATACAAGCATGGACTATCCTACAATTACGCCTCCTAGTACTACAGGTCCATCGTCTGGAATGTATATCGTTAACGTAATTTTATTCCTTGCACTACTGGTATTAATGGTCAATAATCGTTACAATATAAATTCTCTAAAGAATGACATGAATAAATACATAGAGAAGGATCTGGCAAACCTGAAAAAGGTACTGGAGGTCACAATGAAGAACGATCGACGTTTAGAGAAGAAAACCGATTTCATACTCAACGTATTGGAAGAAGACGATCAAATGAGTTTTAATGCAAATGACTATGAATTGAGTCAAATAGATGCCGAGATAAATGTACCACATAATTCGAAAAGTTGGCTCGACAACATAGTCACAAACAATCAATTCAAAAAACTATTGTGAATACAATTCAATCTAATATTTCTATTATTTCTATTTCTTTCGTGTCAGTGTAATTCACCGTGGAAGTGTCTGCATCAGACTGTTTCAACTTGTCGTGATGGACCGGACCGGCCTTCGGCACGTTAGCTGGTTTTACTTGCTCCTGCCTGTGTTTTTTGTTATCTTCGTCATCAGGTCGTTCGACACTTCGCTCACGTTTTTTGCCCGAACTGGCAACATCACGAAGCAAATCGGGAAACATATCTCGTAAGATCTTTTCAATTTCCGGGTTAGTGTTGTTGAAAGACACTGAGTGCTGTGCGTATTTGCGCCGTTGTTCGTCCGATAACTTGATACTGCCCAGTCCGGGGCTCTCTTCGTAGAAGAAACTCTGGAGCCCTAAGAGTAGAGTCGACACACTCCAGGACGGGTTCCAGGATTCTGGGTGATAACCAGTTATGGACATGCACACTGTTCTGTTCTGCTCGAATCTCCCGTTTGGTGTCAGCATCTTCATGTCTGGGGGTTTGAAAGGATACTGGGATGGGAAGAGTATCCGCCCGTAGTATTCCCCGCCTTCGTAAACACCATCTCCGAAGAGGACGAAGTGCAACACAAAGACGTTTTCGCTGTCCGGATGAGCGCGTATCTTGGGAATCGGGCTCTTAGAGAGCTGTTTGAACTCTTTTAGGAGACGCCTTTCTGCTTCCGAGGACATCGTGTGAGGGCGAGGTATTGTGACCTTGAGGAGTTCTCGGTGCACGCTTTACACAGATCCCAAAATAATTTCATCAAAATTTCGGACAATTAAAAAAAATAGTTCTAAATTACAAACAACATGGGTGAGTTCCATATGGACATTGACGGGTTGGCACCGATGATATTCTTGAAGAATCCAGATGACCTGCCAATCAAATTGAATCTGCTGGACCCAATTGAGAACGGTAAAGACCTGTTTTTCTTTTTGCTCGATTTGTTTTTCAAAGGAATTTATTATGTAACTGTCGGTCACTATGGTAATTGTGAGATAATCAAATTATCTGAGTTGACCCTGGAGACTGTATTCAAAGCGATCAGAAAACTAAAGAATATAAAAGTAAAAGTCATGTTGGTGATAAGTGAAGGCGATCAATTTGACTCTGCAAAAGTGAGATACATGTTGAAAAGTTCCATCGCCGACGCAAAATGTATGCCAGACAATTTAAACTTGAGTAATTACATGGTGTTGATTCCGTTGAATTCTAGTGTATACGAGTTGAGATTCGATCTGACATAATTTTTTTCCTCTTTCCTCTATTTTTTTGAATTTTGCATTTTTAAAGTCAAATAACAGCCGAGTGCTCGAGACGGCGCACAGCATCGCGCGCACAGCATCGCGCGCACAGCATGGCGAGGGTCAAACAGATTGCAGGGATCAACCAAAAACGTGACCTCGCCAAACGTGCCGCTCATAAGAGCACGGGTGTCGAGGGTATTCGACGTGCGAATGTCATCGCGTTCCATAAGGCCCGCCTCTGGGAAGTTTTGAATATGAACAAGGATGCGTTGAAGGACGAGTGCAAACGCTTGGAAGTGGCCCACGATGGGAACATTCCAAAGCTACAGAAGCGGGTGTTAAGCAAATCTGCCGCCTACACCCACGTGGGAAGCGATGACTCGGACTCAGATACGGACCTTCGCGCCGCATCTGAGTCCGCGTCTGAGTTCGAGTCCGCGTCTGAGTCCGAGTCCGCGTCTGAGTCCGAGTCCGCGTCTGAGTCTGGTTCCGAGTCCGCATCCGAGTCCGCATCCGATTCCGAGTTAGAGAATGCTTCTGATCTTGCTGCTGAAGCTAGACGAGCTGCTGAAGCTAAAGAAGCTAAAGAAGCTAAACAAGCTGCTGAACTCGATGCTATTTTAGCTGAAGCTGCTGCTCGACGAGAGAAAAGGGCACTTGAAGAGAAAAAGACACTTGAACCTATTACTCCTGGCGCGGGGGCTGAAGAAGCTGCTGCCGATGAAAAAACTGCCGAGGATGCAGCTGAGAGAACTGGCGAGTATGTGGCACCTTGGAATCCCAAGCGTGTTTCGCCGGATCCTGAAATTGAGCGCAGGCGCGAGCACAAGCGTGCGCGGTTATTGGAACAATGGAATATTATAACTCGTCATGATGATCCTCAAGAGAACGAATCATCTGCACTGGAACTTATTACTCCTGGCGCGGTGGCAGTAAAAACGAAGGGCGGAATTGATACCCCTGGATATACCCCGGGAAATACCCCTGGATATGCCCCTGCGTCCAAGAAGCTTGAGGATGTTCTTGATGGCCAGGAGCGCCAGCCCGCCCACCAGGGCCAGGACGAAGATTTGGTTCAGTTTCGCTCTAATGAACAAACTAAAATTATGGGTGCTATTCGCGACCGTCTGAAACACAATAATGGAAGCGGGATCATTTACTTGAAAGGATTGCCCGGAACAGGAAAATCTTTGACAATTGGCGCGATCAAAAAGAATATCAACGAGACAGCAGCCATCATTGAATACAATTTGATGGGTGAATTCAAGATAGAAAAACTCATGGAAGATATCAAGGGTGTTAGTGGGCCGTGTCTGGTTATTATTGACGAACTCGGCAGTCAACTCAACAGTAAAGACAAGGAAATGATGTACGAAATAATTGATCATGTCGTGAGAAGCGAAAGAATGGTCATGGTTGTCGTTTCAAACCGTCTTGTTGACCTTGAATACACATTTGACCGTCTACGGGCTGTTCATGTAAAACCGCTGAATGTTGAATTTAAGCCATATACAGCCGAACAATTAAAAGAGCTGTTGATGCATTGGCTTTCAAATACCGGAAATGGTCAACTTTTCGAAGATGATGGTGCTGTTTCGTGGTGTGCGACAAAATGTGCGAACAACACTGGTGACTTTCGTCGCGCACAGGACGCATGCTCTATAGCACTCAATACACGCAATGGCACGAAGGTGACGATCGACCATATGAAAAACATTCTTGGTGGCAAGGAACGAACGAAGGCCATGTGTGGATTGGAAAACACCCCGTTATTCACGCTAGCTGTACTAGCCAAAATATTGGGTGAAGGACGGAAGAAAACAATGCGTTTGGCCGATTTAAATGAGTATTATACGAAGAATTTCGCGGAGATTAAGACTGGATATAAAGACAGGATGGACATGTTCGAAGGTGTATTGAGCGACTTCGTCGAGACCAGCATAAAGCAACAGCATCAGTACGTGGGTCTGAAAGACGAAGTGTCCATGGGAACCGTGCAACGCGCGTTGCAAGCAAGGGTCAACGGGAACGAAAGTTCGAGGCGTCTTTTCGAACGCTTCCTGGCTAAACCCTCAACAGTTCACTAAAGGGAATTTTGTAGGTAGAATAGCCAAGCATTTTGTAAATCATATAGTATGTCCGATAGACAGATAGTACAAGAAATCATGCGGCGTCTTGAACGTAGGCAAAAAGAGAATGTAGATTTGAAGGCAGATTTGAAAGCCTTAAGGGATACTGATTCAATGAAACTTCTCAGAGAAACCAATTTAGCACTGAAGAAAGAGAATGATATATTGAAAGAAAGGTTGCATGGTCTGATGACGAACTATGAACGATATGTCAATTCGTAAAAGGAGTACTCAAAAAAATATGATTAAGAGAATAATTACTGCACATAATGTTAAGATTCATCGCAATATTAATCATACTCATAATTTGTGGAAAGATGTATAGTGATAAGACGGTAAAAGACAACCTGAAAGAAAACTTTGCGGAAGAACATGATATGGATCTATGGAGAAGAAATCCGCAGATAACGGAAATTCTAAATAGATTGAGTTTTGTCGAATCGTACAACAGGGGTGTATTTATTGAGCTAAAATCGACCGTAAGACAGATATTAACGATGTACTACTTATACATCGGTGGGAATGATAAGATTAGAATAGATGACTTTTCCCTTGAAAAGATGAAGTTGTCGAGTGCATATGAGGAGATTTCAATGAACATACCTTTCAAATACCATAGACGCACAAGGCGATTATTCATGCAAATGAATGCACGTCTTAACGAGAAGATGAAACTCATCAAATTGAAATCGTCTAAAAATCCATTAAAAATTTCCCTGATGAATACAAACCTGGATTTCACTTAAAATGTTGGTGAACTCTGAGACTGTCGTTAACCAGTATTTAATCAAATATGTAAATGACCCTTATCAATCGCATTGTGATAAGGAGCTGAGAATGGAACGATTCGATTTACCCATTGACGATGAAATATGCTCATCGTTTGATGAAGAAGATATGAACTACGTGTTGATTTTGTCACATATGTCAAATCACAGAAGAAGGCTGTTTTTACGTTTCTATGCAGTGTATCTATTCAGGGTATACAATGTAAATAAATCATTTCACAAAGGGGATATAGATTGGAAGACAATATCCGAATTTGTCAATAGTAACCCGTCCTATAAGCAACTTTTGCTGAGTTGTTTGAATGTTTTCATCTGACTCTTTTTTCATGAAATAACATCAATCTCAAATGATATCATCTTCTTTTCGTTGCAAGCACTCCAAAATAGCACTTCGCACAAAAGGTTTATATTCATTGCGAAACTGCGAGTCCATGTCCCACGTTTCTTGAAACTCGATCGCGAGCTCCTCTAACACATTCGCGTGTTTCAAAACACCCGTGCCTGGTATGCTCTCATCATAGTAGTGTTGACGTAGGTAACTCTCGCACACCGTAGCACATTTGTGCAACAACACGTCAACGACATGGTGAGCTGGAAATAGCTGGTCCTCGCCGTCGCAGCGCACCTGCATTATCTCGGTGTTAGGTAGCCCCTTCGGTTTATCTGTGAACGGTAATCGAAATGTATTGTTCTCCGGCGTTTTCCAAATACGACATACTCCCGCTTTTATCAACTTTTTCAGATTTCTGTTACTGTCGAAATACATGCGCTTCACAAGGTCGGAATCAATGTGATCTAAACATGGACTATCAAACGATCTGTAATCAATTGTAATATTGTTTGTGACATGGTTTGTGACATTGTGTGTGACATTGTTTATCGTCGTAATATTACAGTTCGAATTGGCCGTGTTTGTTGAATTAGTTGGGGTCCCATGTGTGACAGAAACAGCGCCCGATTCACTGAGTCTTTTTATCCTGCAACCAAGCAAATGACGTTTCAGGTTGTCGACTCTGGAAAAAGCCTTTTGGCAGTAAGAGCACACACACCCGCTCTCAGCTGTATGCTTTATTATCGGATATTGGGTTGGCGTCACTGGCTCAACTGGCTGACACACTGTTTCTGGTGGTTTGCACTTTACATTCTTTTTATGCCTTGACTTTGCTCCACTACTAGAAAATACCTTAAGACATGTTTCACACTGTAATGGATTTGTAACAATACCCTTACATATCTCAGCGTGCTTATGAAGATATGATTTGGTTGAAAAGCATTTGCCACAGTCTTCACATTTATTAATCTGACAAGAAGCACCAGTGTTGGAACTTTCAGCATCTATGTTGGAAAGGGTAGGTTTTGTTCCAGAAGGGGTAGGTTTTGTTCCAGAAGGGGTATCATTTGTACTAAGAAGGGTAGTATTATTGTCTGCAAGGGTAGGATTTATACCGAAAAAGGTAGGGTTTTTTTTTGAAAGGGTAGCATTTGTGTTAGATTTTCCCGTATTAGGATCGTTCATACCAACATGGTTCCTGTTTACATGTGACTGTAAGTTATACTTTCGATTGGAAGTGTACTCACAGAAAGGACACTCGAATTTCATAAGGGTGTTTTATTAATTTACTTTTACATTTTTCTTTAAGTAATTTTACGTAACTAATTTTCAAAATTTACCACTACTAATTTTGTTAGTTGTAAAAACCTATCTACTAATAATCAACTAATTTAATAATATATGTACTAAATTCCCTCCTCATTGAGGAGGAGGAAAATGAAAAAAATATTTTCAGTCCAAAAAGTCCGCGAGTTTTTTTTTTCACAACGCAAAATACTTTTTGAAACGGTCATTTTCACTCCGGAATTCTCTATCAATCACATCTTTTAAAATTTACACAGCTATCTTTTGTGAAAGTTAATTCAAAAATGCCCAAAAAAACAAAAAACGAAAAACAAAAAATGTCTATTTCTTTCCTGGAAGTTTTCCTCTCATGACACTCAAATGAACGGAAGGTAAACGGGCAACAGGAGCATTTTTCGATCATTATTGTAATTCAAAAGTGAAGTACACACGATTTGATCGAACATAACACCGAGAGCCACGGCGTCTTCTGTCAAGGTGAGAAGAACGATCGTCAAAGCCAGCGTTGCTATACGATCGGTCAACAACACAATGTCGTGCTGAAATTTCGATCGGTTTTGTTCATAATACTTGTACCGGATAGCTTTAACAAGATTGAACATACCCAAACGTTGCAAACTTTCCACACTGCGTTTTGACAGGGCAATTTGTGGTGAGCCCCTACCAGCTTTTTGAATATCGGTCACTGACTCTTGTAGGCATACATGATAATCTTTTTCAACAGATTTTAAGGGATTAACGCAATGTGCAAATTCAAGTGATCGTTTGATTGACTGATCCAATGCGTCCTTCTTTGTTTCATCTTCATAGTCTTCATGTTTGATGCATGTGAATATAACAAGTTTCACTTCAGATTTATTCACGGATGATTCGTTGATGCCCAGAACTTTACTAAAATCATTATTTTTAGCCAATTGCTTTTTACTCACACCTAATGAAAACTCCTGAAATTGTTTAATAGAACGGTTGATGTAGTTTCCTTGCTGTTCCAACGGAGTATGATACCTGCGAATTATATCTTTTTTAAACATATCAAATTTCGAATCAATTCTTTCATCCCCCGGGTGTAGTCGAGTTTTTAAGTAAGTGATAAAATGTGGTAATTTATTTCGTAACTCCTCGTTAAGTGCCTTATGAGCAAGCCCGTCTTTCAAAATTTTATGAATATCGAACTGTTTAATTTTTTGAGAAACATAATCACGATACGAACTATGTTTGATAAAATTGTCTTGATTTAGTTTGCGATTTTCATCCCAATCACTATGTATTGGATCTACCAGTGGCAAGGTTATTTCTTCCAATTTGTTGACTTTTTCAATTATTTTGTTAAGTATTCTAACATGTGCGTGGAACACTTCCTGTCGTTGATTGCGAGGTTTAAATTTAACATTTAAAAGTTGTTCAACCAAACTGAATGCATGGATATAATGTACAACATGTTCATCATGAACAAAAAATTCGGTAAATTTTTCATTTTTGTCAATGACTTCTTTCCATTGATTTGCTTTAATACTTTCATTGACTATATCTGTTTCTTCCAGATAATTAGTGTCAAGGAAAGAAGTGAGTACATGCTTTATTTTTTTTGTTGCCTTTTCTGAATCTGATAATAATTTAATTACATTGTTGTCAAATTTACTAATCTGTCTCATGTTTGTCTTTTTTACTTGCGAATTCTGCAAATTGTTTAATTCACTCAGAATTTCGTGAAAATCCTTCGTGAATAATATTCTTGCTGGCTGAATTCGTTTACTCTCATAGTACAATTTCTTTATGGCTTCAACGTCCTCTGAGCCTCCCATGTCAAGAATGGTAAACAGGGGTTCATCATTCGCATCAATTACATTTATTATTAAATGTGCTCTACTTGACTTAGGATTGTTCGGTGTGATTCTCACCCGGGGCCTTCGTACTCCGTCGTTAAATTCGTCATAATTTTCCCAATTTGTTCTGTATTCTTCATTCAATCTAGTGATGAAATCGTTTAAAGATTTTGCATTATCGAATTCGATGCTTTTAGGTTGTACGCCTTCGAATAAGTTATCACTAATTACTTTTGAATCAATTTCACTCAAAAAGTAATTTCTATATAATCCGCCTTTAACAAGTCGGTATTTTTCATCTAATTCATTATAAATTTCTAGAAATTGGAAACTTAAATTTCTAAAGGATCCGTCATATCCTAGCTTATCGGTCAAGCGTTTGAGCACACCGTTATCAGAATCGAGCAAAGTGTATGTCTTTCCGCTTCCGGAGTATCCATATCCAGCGTAAACTATATGTTTCCCGTCTTTGATCTGCGCGGCGTCATAATCAATGTTATATATATCGCTCTCTTTTGTCTGCAATACTGTGTTGAATCGACCGTATTTTTTCTGATCATTTTTTATTGTATCATGGTCAATAATAAATGGTAGTTTACTAGGTTTTGGTTCATATATGTTTACAATTGAACGAACAGTCATTTCTGGCTCAATATATATATTGATGTAATCTTCAACGTATTTTGATGCAGATTGTAGGACGGATTTATAGCCTTCTAAGTTTTCAGTTGTTGCGAAATTTTCCAGTGTTCTTTTTATATTTTCTGTGTGTCCTTTGCTGTCAAAACGTTCTGTTGCTCTTGCAATTCTGTCTGCAGGTACGTTTGTCATAATGGAGGGTGGGGTTTGACTGAAATTAATAGTACCTGTCGGGTATTCAGAAATACTCAATAAGAGTGTAATAATTGATTCAACAATAGGGCTTAAATTATCTTCGGAGGTTTTGGCTTCTTTTATTTTTGCTTGCAAATCTTCCTTAAATTTAGACGGATTTGTTAGGATTACATGACTACCTTCTAATTTTATCAAATCATTCACTGAGGGTAATTCGTTCACATTTATAATATCAGGCGGGGAAGGTGGAGGTTCAACAGGTGCAGGTTCAACAGGTGCAGCAGTCTGTACTCCAACAGAAGCACGAGTATTTTTGGGTTCACGGTCAGGAATCGTCCCAACACCGACGGGGGTTGTTCCTGTCCCAACATCAACGGGGTGTGTTCCTGTCCCAACATCTTTTCCGGCAGAGGGTGTTTCAACAGAAGCAACTTCTCTTGCGTGGGTCCCAACAGAATTACTTGTTTTTGTGACAGAATATGTTGGTGCTTGTTTTCGTTGTGATGTCTTACTGACATATAGTTTTGGAAGTGCTGATTTATTGCCGATTCGACGGGTATTCTTAGAATTTGAAACACTTCTCTTCTTTTTATTGTACAGTACGTATGCAACTACAATGGACACGATAATTATTATAAGGGCGATCATACTAATTAATAAGAATATATTTTATTCAGGCCCTTTGAACATATGCAATTGCAAGTACTAGGTATCCGGCGATACCATGTTGTGAACCAGCAGTAGATCGCGGCCCATGTGGAGAACACGTTTCTCCCGAGTGGGAACAACTCGTGTCACGAGCGTCCGTCCACTCTCCATTTTTTTATTTTACATATCATTAAATGGAGAGTGTAGCAACAACCCTTGGTCATTATCAACCTTTGAAATGTTCAAACTCTTCTTCCAAGCAAAGCCAAGTTGTCAAAGTGAAGTATGCGAGACTGAAGTTGCCAAGAATGATGTCAATCCCCACTGAACAAAGACAAAGTATTCGCATCAGTGGTGTGAAAACAATCGTTGACGGGACGGCGTTTTCAACAACTTACCATTCGTATTTTAATCACATATTGGAAGACGACGGTTATGAATTTGGATATGAGTTTCCATTGAAAGCGGAGATATTCAAACATGCGAGGAATGACAAAACAACGAAATATGTGGCGGTGCAACCTGTGTATTACGTGGCTGCTTTAAAGTTATTGAATACGGATTTCAAAGCATATTACTTGGCGTCGTACCAACTATCGAACACGTGTAATTGGAGAGACGATTTGTCAATAGAGGAGGTGAAGTTTGGACCAACTCTACTTTCTGAACTGAGAAGATTGGATCAATGACATTTTTTTGACCACTAAAAGGATAAACACCGCGAAGAATATAAATATATTTTTTATGAGTCTTGCCGAATTTCAGAGCGCTCTGAAAGCGTCGAATTACAAACGAAATACCATTGAACTATATTTGACTTGTGTGAAGAAGTCAAATGTTGATTTTGATAAAAGAACAATCAAGCGGTATTTAAAGAAACTGCCCGATGAAACAGATCCAAATGGGGATATGTATAGGGCGATGCTAGCGTTGTATCGCTATATCAGGAAAAAAGCACTTCCCGGAGGAAGAAAGAATGACGGGAGCACATTGATGAGTGTCAGAGACAGATGCTTGCACATTCGAAAGCGAAAAACAATTCGAGATTTTCTCTGGCTAGTGTTCGAGATGCACTATAGCGTATCGACTGCTTACTTGTATGCAACTCAGAGACACAGGTTGGAAAATGACAAGCATTGCAACGTGAAGAGGGCGAAAAATTCATTCTATTTCTATCCAGAAGAAGAATACTCTAAGGGACTCGATTCCGTGTTGACGTATATATATCGCGGTGATCTTCTTCGCAGGCATTACACAAGTCTGGATGAAGAATGAATTCATTGCTCTCCCTCCACTTCTGACGAACCCGGTTGAACATGCTCCAATCGTCCCAGTGTATCGGCGTCAATTGGGTCGTCGAGAGGGTTCGCACCCTCTTCTTCTTCGTCATCTGATGGTATTTCATCACTTTCATAATCTTCTATGAATTCATCAATGGGCGCAGTTTTCAATTTAATGTCAATAGAAGCTGCGTTTAATTCGTGTTTCAATACTTGAAATGTCTTAGAAGTTCTCATCGCGTAAGCGTCGGGAACTGTACTTTTTGTTGCGACTATGTGTTTATCGTAGTTTGAAATAAGTGTATCCCCACGAGAATCGACGTATAAATGGTGCGATTTCAAATTATCACTTTCGCCGGATTTTCGGACGACACCATCGGATTTATCAACAATGGCTTCTTTCAGGAATGTCGAGGCACCATGTGAAATGAGCGAGTTCATCTCCATCTCCCCAATCTTCAGGCCACCTTTTTTTGCCCTACCTTGAGCGGGCTGGCCGGTCATAGAATCCGTTCCACCTACGTCTGCTCTGTACTGTATTTTATCTTTCACCATGTGCTTAAGCCTGTAGTAATACATTGGACCCATGAAGATTTCTGCTTCGAGTTGATGTCCAGTCCGAGGATTGTACATCAGTTCATTCGAGGACCTATTCATCTGTTTCTTATTTTCGAGGAAATCGTATATTTTGTCGAAGTCGTGTTGATCGAAAGCGGTGGCGTCAATCCGATTCCCAGAGGAAGCCGCAGCTCGTCCGAATAAGCACTCGAGGAGATGTCCAATGGTCATTCTTTTCGGGAAGGCGTAAGGGTTAATGACGACGTCTGGAACTAGCCCGTCTTTTGAAAAGGGCATTTCGTCTTGAGGTACGATCATACCCACCACGCCCTTTTGGCCATGCATTGAAGCGAGTTTATCCCCCAGTGTTGGCTCGCGGTATTGTCGGAATTTTATTTTGACCACGTCATCGTTTACTTTGTATCCGTCTACGAACCCGTTATGTTTACTACTCGCGGTGATTGAAATGTCTTTTTTAACATTTTTGACTGTCTGGTCAAGGAAACCGCCTTGAGTAACATCCTTGGACTCCAAACATCCGAGAAGAAGTTCCCCGTCTTGAAAATGAGTGTTCGTTTTCGGAAGCCCGTTTTCCTGTAATTTATCATAGGCCTCGTCGTCGAACTTAAGCTTGACTTCACCTAGTTCGTTGTTGGTATGTTTGAATTTTACGTTTTCTACCGTGGCCGACAGCTCCTCGTCCGACCGTAACTCGTGTCTCATTGTTTTGAATGCAGACACTGCGAACATTCCTCGCTCGACAGAATTCTTATTGATAATCACGGCGTCTTCTTGATTATAACCCATGGCCGCGATGGCCATAATTACATTTTGACCATTCGGAATATCGTCTTTCTTTATTCCGTTTATATTTCTTGTTGATATTAGGCTCTTTTGAGGATAATGTAATATGTAGGATATCGTGTCATACCTATGTCTGAATTTGGTGCTGTATACTCCAATAGCTTGCTTTGCTTGCTGACCACCCAACATAGCTCTCGCGGAAGGATTGTGGTTTAGCAAAGGAACTGATGACATGTAATTGCCCAAACATAACAATGGGGATAGCTCGCAATACCGAGTGTAATCTGTGATCTTGCTTACGTCTGATGCGATAACATGGTAATTACTCTCTGCTAGTTCCACGTAGTCGTAAGCTTTTCCTTGTTTGAGCTCATCCTTCTTTATTTCATCCATCGTCTCTACAACATTTTTTACAATAAGCAGAGGCCTCATGCATCTCCCAGCGTCTGTGAATATGTGAAATTCATTTGCAAACACGTCAAAATAAAATGAAATGTAATGCAATGTTTCTTCGCTTCGACGTTTCGATAGGAGGTCTTCATAAAGAGCACCCGGGTCATTGATGAATCCAACAATAGTGTTATTCCGAAAGACCGTCGTTACGTTCATTGATGGGAAATATTCTCGAATTTCGCTGAAACCGTTGGCCTCGTTCAAACCCAGATCCTCGTTTGCAGCTTCTATTTCCGTCGTTATTACGCAACCCGTGGTTAAGTGTTTGATAAGTCCAACATTCGCACCATCTGGGCTTTCAAAAGGACAAAAATAGCCGAATTGTTCGGGACCAAGCTTGTGGGGGTCCGTAAGTTTTAGTCCTGCATCAATAGGAGATTTTACTCTTCTGATGTGCGATATGTAGCTCGTATAGGATAATCTATCCAAATCCTCGACGGTACCAGCTTTTGATGGGTCGTTAAGCTTGCCCCAATTCCCTTTGAATGAGCTCAACATGTAATCATCAACAAACTGTCTGCTGAATAACCGTGCGAGCCTTTCTTTTGAAGGCATTTCTTCTTCTGATGCCAACTTTCTTATTACATGTGTTTTTAACCCCTTGTTCACCGCATCTCTGAATACTTCTAATATTAGCGTTCCACAAACATCAACCCTCTTTTGCCTAAAATTGTCTCTATTCGCGACCCATGCCTTTTCATTGTCACCGTCAAAATAGCGATCTATGATCTTTCTGGCATGAATTCCCAACATCACAGCCTTTTCCTTTGATGTAGTCACGTTGGGATACACGTATTCGCACAGTTTTTTGAACTTTACAGCATGAGTTTTGGTGCCCGGAACAATAGAGTTGATAGCGTCTTTATGTGTATGAATGGGTTCACCTTTAGAATTTACACAACCAGTGACAAGATCATGAATCAATTTTGAGTATTTCTTCATTTTCAATTCATGAGGCTTGAATATATGACTCAGTATACCTCTATCGGATTCAATTTCTAGTGCTCTGAATAATGCAAATAATTGTGGTTTGGACTTGCTGACTCCAGTTTGAAGTGAAAAATCGTATCTCGTCGCTCTCGGGCGAACATCATCCTCCAAGTATTTCCAGATGCCGGTCAGACGTTTTTTCTCTCTTTCTATTCGTTTTGCCTGCAAGTTGAAGCGGATCACCTTTGTAAATAAAGAGTCTATTTGCGGAGTAACCCTACATTCAGCGTCAACAACGGCGTGACCGTTATCGGTAGAAATAGTTTTGGCGAAGTGAAGGTGATTGGGGATCATCCGTTCTCGGGGGACGATCGTTTTCTCTCTGCCATCGATGATAAAGTAGCCACCCATGTCGTATTGGCAGTCATCGGTGTTGCCCCTGGAGTTGCATTGGTCAGAACCAACGAGACACGGGATTGCTCCGATGTTGACATTTAATTCAATTGTTTCATTTGATGAAATTTTTTTAACTTTAGCCTTTATGAAAACTTCATTCAAGTAATTTTGATCGCTCGAACGAGCCATCTGCGGTGTCAAATCCTTGCCGTTGAGTTTGGGGTTGTCTATCCGGTCCAATTCAATTTCGACCTCGAAGTTCGCTCTGTTCTGATCATTTTTAGATTTAACCGTCCACGGTGTTGAAGTTTTGAGGAATTGTTCAATTCCCCCACCATCTTTCCTGATCATCCAGTTGAAACTATCGATTTGGTGTTTACATGGGACCCGTTCTTGAAAAATTCGCTTACTTATAACAGAGTCCATTGATTATGAAAAAGAAAATATTTTCAGGATATCTACCTCGTCCACTTTGAATAAAATTATCTTCGTATATTTCAACTATACAAATATGTTGGCCGCTGTACTTGTAGTCATCATTGTAATTTCAGTGTATTATTATCACACAACAGGCAAACGCCCTGTTAATGCAGACGATGCAGCGGAGGTTGCCATGGATGTTGCTGCTTCAACCGGTATTGCAAATGCAGTCGGGGTTGAGCCTGTCGAAGCCACAGCCGTTGCGGCGGCTGAAGCTGCGCTTGGTGTGGGAGTTGGAGCTGCTTTACAAACAAAAACAACAAAACCAGAATTGCCTGCGCCTAAGCCAAGCGCAACAGCACCTGCTGCGGCACCAACGACACCAGAACCGGCAGCACCCGCAAAACCGACAGTGTCGCAAGGAAGTTCTTTAGTACAAATAGCACCCGCAGCAGCACCCGCAGCAGCACCCGCAGCAGCACCTGCAGCAGCACCCGCAAAACAGGCAGCCGCAAAACCGGCAGTGTCGGAAGGAAATTCTTCAGGAGTACCAACGCCCACAAAACCGCCAGAACCGGCACAAGAACCGGTAGCGTCGGAACGAAGAGGACCACCAACAAAATCGGCAGCGCCAAAACCGGAAGATTCTGGAGATTCTTCACT